AAACTATTTTGGGAAAAATATTCTAAATTGTTCAGGGAAAGCCATCATATTGCAGAAAATGAATCCAAAAAATGTGAAATACTTTTGGCAACCTTCGTATAGGTAATTTAGGAGTTCTGGCAACCGGTCAGAAAGGGTCAATTTTGATGAAAAAACTAGAAAAAACGACAATTAAGGGTTTTGGCAACTTATCGGTTTGCCGAAACTAATTTTGGAGGAGTTTTGGCAACCGACAATAAATCAATGAAATCATATAGTTGAATAGTTTTGGCAACTTTGGCAACCTTCCTCTTAATACACATTTTAATAATCTCTCTCTATAAACACTCGTTTTCATGTATATACCCATATCGGTTGCCGGTTGCCAAAGTTGCCAAAACTCGAAAACCCAATCGCAAAATTATTCTAATCGGTCGTTTGTTAGTCAAAAAAAATCCCGCCGAAGCGGGACGAGTTCAATCAATAATTTCCCATAATCGCTCGTTCACAATGAAGTCCTTCGCAGGTCGTCCTTCTTTATGATTTTCGCGATTAGGCCTTATCCACTTCAATTGAACGAGATGTGCAATTGCTTCTTCAAGAATGACGACATCGGTCTTTGCTGAGATTCCTCTTATCCCCGCCTCACGCCGCATTTGTCGAAGGTTGAACTTATCAATGTCGTTCGACGCGATCCACGTTGCGATGATTTTTGCCATATGAACATCGGCACTCAGAATGCTGTGGCCGTAGACACGACGTTGCATCGGTTTAATATACTCTTCGCGAAAGCGGATAGCGCACTTAACGGCCTCAATTGAGATCACGTCTGGCGCGTCATCTTCAAACTCATCTTGAGACCACCAGAGCATTTCGAGTATCAGCGCTATTCTAGCGACGTGGCCGTGCGCTTTACCGTATGCGCCTGAAAGTGTGGCTGGCACGTAGCGCTCGTCGAAGGTGCGTTGATTCACCCAGGCTCCAAAGGCAGCAAGCGCCTCGCGGCTGAACGGAACGCGAATGGGTTCTTTGATCTCCCCATCAGCTGTGTGCATGGTCAACTCGGAAAGCCGCTGGATAGCCTCGCGCATTCGATTGGCGAAGGGTGCGTTGGCTTCGAAGGGACGGATGGTGTTCTCAGGCCAGAAAGGTATGAAGCGAGCCTGTAGACCGTCGTCTGAACTGTTGAGCATGTCAGTTAGACGCTCAGGCTGGATGCCGCCTAGGATGCCGACTGAGAAGTGAGGGATGCGAACGGGAACGCCGTTGTCCTTGACTCGGTCAATCACGTAGGGTCCGCCGCCGTAGGCTTCCAGCCACGCTGGCCGGTCAGAGCCGCTGTTATAGCGTGCGAGATTGGAATACCAGCCGCTCATTTCGTCACGAAAGTTCAGGAACCCTCTTGGATTACCCGCCAAAGCCCGCTGTAGGGCTTCCAGCGTGGCGTCAGTGAGGTAGGCGCGACGTTTCTGTGGTTCGGCTGGTGGAAGACAGTCAGCTGGCATTGGCGGCGGGTTCTCGCCCTTTTCAACAGTAGCGGCGGATATGGCTTCCCACTGTTTGCGTTTTATGTCGGCGATCTTCTTCTCGCCGGTCCACTGACGATGCCGCTCGATGTGTGACGGGAGCCACATTTGCTCAAGATCAGACATGATTTTGACGAGAGGTCGAAAGGCTGGTGATTTGCTGGCGCTCGGCGGTCCAATGACCTGACACCAGAGGATCGGCGGCTCTGACCAACCTTCACGAACTTGAACCCACCTGGCGTTACCGATCACCGAACCTGCAATAGCCAACAGTGCGGCAGCGGCGTAGTCAACGGGTGCGGCTCCGGTCTTTGCTAAAGCCACCACTTCCTTTGCCCAAAAAGGGCCGAGAATATCCAGCGGGAAGTCTGCTGAGTCTTGTAGAACCTGATTGAGAATCGTCAGATCAGGGTCATCAATCCGCGTGTGTGACTTCTCGTCGTTTTGTTCTGATTCTGGTTCTTCCAGATCATCAAACTCGTCTTGGATGGTTAACAGCTCGGCGCGGTAGTGAGCGTCCCGCGCTGCCTGAATGATCGTCGCCATGCGAATCGGGTTCTTGCGACCAAGTTTAAAGTGACGCCAGCTTTGGCGCTGAACGTCGCCGTCATACTTCTCTGATTTCTTCGAGAACTTGTTCCAGAGCTTGAATGCAGCCGAAGAACCTTCAAACTCGTGATGCAGCGCCATACCGAGATGAAGCCAACCGTCGCGGTCGTCGCACCAATGGTCTAACGGCAGATCACGAAGTGTTTCTTCCGCCTCCTCTAAGGTGATGCCAAGGATTTCAGAATCAAGCTCGTCTTCTTCACTTTCACCGACCAAATCTTCGATGATTCGGCTGGAAATAAGCGGCAAACCATCAAATTCTAGGTCAAACGCGCGCTCCCAACGGTATTTTTTGCCCGTTTCAGGATGGATTGAGGGTGGTATAGCGACTTGTTTTCCGGTGCCGAAAAGTTCAATTTCCCAGAACCTATGCTTCTTTCCATCTTTCCCGACGAACCGATCATCGCTGTAGGCGAGCTTTTTTGAAGGGAATTCACGATCCGTGACGAAATAAATGTGCCGAGATTCGCCACCTGAACCAGAAATAACGATTGGAAACTTTGATATTTTGACCTTTTTGAACAGGTCTTTGAGACAATCCCAGGCTTCTTCCGCAAAATCAGCGTCACGAACGTCGAGATCAATACAGTGAAGATACTTCCCGTCGATTTTTGACCACTTGCCGAGGCGAACTCCAACATTCATCCCGTCGCGATATTGTTGCTTGAGCGCGTCCAAACTGGCAACAGGTTTCTTTGACCAGTCGTCGCCTATTGGTGCTTTTGATCGAGGTTTTAGCCAGTGGATGGCAAAACCGTCGTCAACGAGTGATTGGATTTCCTTGATCACGGCATTCTCCCGTTGGGTCAGGAGATGACGGTGAATTCAAGCAGCTTCTTCTTTTTGATCTGACATCCGGCAATTTCCAGAATGGGCTTCACCTGCCTCGCTGGCAACTCGTTGGCGTCGAGCCATTTATAGACGGCTTGCCAAGTCACTTTGAGTTCGACTGCCAGCTTTCTGACGTTCAATTTACCTCTATCATTCGTGAAGTCGGGAAGCCCCGCTGCAAGCTCGTCGGATAGGCATGAAGCCTCAGTGTTAGTGCTGTTATTCATTACGGCCTCACGTTCTGATTTGGCCGGACCATAGACGTGCAAAAATTAATAATCAACTATTTGTTGACACTTCAACCAGAAAGTGGTTTTCAATGTGAAGCCGGTCACGGCCCATGCAAACACAATTTGGAGAACACCATGTCATCACTTGAACAGCGACTTGCCGAGAATACGGAAGCCTTGAAAGAGAACAACGAACTCATCCGCGCAATGTTGTCAGCCGCTGCCGCCACGACCGCGAAGCGTGCAACCAAAAAAACGGCGTCTGACGACGGCAAAGCACCCGCAGCTGCTGAAAAAGCTGCGGCAAAAGCACCAACCACCCGGAAGAAGACGAAGTTCTCTGAGACCGACGTGAAGGAAATCGCGGCGAAGTATCTCGATGTTGAAGACGAGACCGAGCACGCAGAGCGCAAGGAAAAGGCGAAGAAAGTTCCGGCGAAATACGGCGTGAAGAAGCTTGCAGAAATCCCCGAAGCTGACCGCGCCGAGGCGATCCAGATTTTCGAAATGTTGATCGCTGGCGAGGACTACGACTTCGACGGCGCTGAGGAAGACGACGAGATTTGATTCTCGTCTCGTAAGAAGCCCTAGCCGAAAGGCTGGGGTTTTCTGTTGAACGGTCCCGTGACCGCTTTACCGAAAACCCGCAGGTAAATTCAGTTGGCTGAACACGCAAGACTTTCACCTTCATCGGCCTCACGCTGGATGCGTTGCCCCGGCTCTGTGACGTTCATTGAGGCTGAGGAAATTGGCGATGAGTCTGGTGTTCCAGCGATGGAGGGAACCATTCTCCACTCGTTCTGCGAAACCTGCTTGCGGGATGAGGTTTCGCCCTTCGACCTGATAGGCGAGGTTCGCAAATACTCTGATTGTAACGATCACTTCAAGGATGGCGATCAGGACCACAGCTACGAACTCACTGAGGACGATGCTGACCAAATTCAAGATGCGCTTGACCGGATTGATTCTATTGCGGGCAAATTGGTCATTGAACACAGGGTCAATTTGAAGCGCTGGATGCCGGGTCAATTCGGCACACTCGACATCGGAATAGTTGGCAAAAAGTGGATCACGATCTGGGATTGGAAGTGGGGATGGAACCCCGTCTCACCGGTTTTCAACGAACAACTGATGACTTATGCGCTGGGGTTCTGGGATAATATTGCCCGTCATGAAAGCGATGCCACAAATTTCAGGCTGATTATTGAACAACCACGCATAAGCAGCGGCGGCGGTGTCTGGGAAACTACGCTCGACGAGCTTTCTGAGTTTGGCGCGAGGTTGAAGAAGCAAGCTGCAAAAGTGCTGGACGGGGCTGCCGAGCGCGTTCCTGGCGCTAAGCAGTGTGAGTATTGCCCCGGTGCAAAGAACATGTCTTGTCCGGAATACAACAAGTTTAACTACGATTTGGTGTGTCAGGACTTCGACGAGCTTGACGATCTCGCCTCGGCTGGTCTTCCGGCGCGAATGCCGCGATTCCTGACATCAGAGCGTCGCAGCTTCATTCTTGAAAACAGAGCGATGTTTGAAAAGTGGCTTGAGCGGATGCACGCTGAGGCTTTGGACGACGCGCTTAAAGGAAGACCCGTTCCGGGACTGAAAGCTGTCAGCGGACGAAATCCACCGCGCAAGTGGAAAGACGACGAAGCTGCCAAAGCCATGCTTACTGAGACGCTCGCGGAAGACGCTTGGAACAAAAAAATCATCTCACCGGCTCAGGCCGAGAAGATTCTCAGACCGTCAATTTGGGTGAAGGCGGATGAGATGGTCGACAAAGGAAAACCCAAACCAATCCTCGTTTCGGAGTTTGACAGTCGCGAACCATTGCGAACCGTCATTGATGAATTCGACGATCTGGACTGATCAACTTAACGAAGGAGGGCCAAATGGCCGACAAAGATAACGACCGGACAGTCGGAAAAATTCAGTTGAAGGATGTCAGACTGTCATTCCCCGCGCTCTTCCGTCCAAAGGCTTTTGCTGACGGCGGCGAACCTTCTTATCAGGCGAGCTTCTTGATCGACCCTGAAACGAAGGCTGGCAAGTTGATGTGTGACCTCATTGAGGACACCATTGATGATGTTAAAGACGCCAAATGGGCGAAGAACCCGCCCAAGATCAAGAGCGACAAGCAGCCGTTCCATGATGGTGAAGATTACCAGTATGACGGTTACGAAGGTATGATGGTTCTGTCGGCGCGGAACCAGAAAAAGCCGCGAATTCTTGACCGTGACAAAACTGATCTCGACGAGTCAGACGGTCGACCATATGCTGGATGCTACGTCGACGCGATTGTTCGGATTTGGGCGCAGGACAACCAGTATGGCAAGCGCATCAACTGCTCATTGGAGGCGATTCGCTACCGCCGCGACGGTGAGGCGTTCGGCGCTGCTCCGGTAGACATCGAGGAATTTGACGACCTCGAAGAAGAGAAGTCGGACCGTAAACGGCGCAGCGGTGACGACGAAGATGATGTGCCAGCAGACCGTAAGCGTCGGTCGCGTGACGATGATGAGCCGACTGAACGGAAGCGCCGATCCCGCGATGACGACGAACCTTCTGAGCGCAAGCGTTCGACGAGTGATGATGAACCAACCGAACGGAAACGGCGCAGCCGTGACGACGAAGATGACCGCCCCGTTGAACGCAAGCGCCGGTCGCGAGACGACGATCTGTGAGCACATACTTCATTGACAGTGAGGTCTACAAAAACTTCTTTCTCGTCGGCGGCAAAACCGCTGACGGGAAAGTGTTTTCGTTGGAGATGTCGTCCGGCGAAAGCTTAGATACGAATCGCCTGAAACGCTTCATGTTGATGAACAAGACGGTTGGCTTTAACAGCCGTTCATTTGATCTTCCTGTCATCTATGGGGCGATTGCGGGACTTCCCACAACTGATCTCAAGGCGATTGCTGACAAGATCATTCTTGGTGGCGCGAAGTCCTGGGATATTGAGAAAGAATACGGTTTCGAGATACCAAGAAAACTCGATCATATTGACCTCATTGAGATACCGATTGGTCAGGCCAGCTTGAAGATTTACGGCGGCCGAATTCATGCACCACGAATGCAGGATTTGCCAATTGAGCCAGAAGCTTTGCTCACTACGAAGCAGATGGACGAGATTTACGACTACTGGATCAATGATCTGGACACGACACATCTTCTCTTTGAAAAGTTGAAGCCAGAGATAGAACTTCGCGAAAAAATGAGCGAAGAATATGGTCAGGACTTGAGGTCAAAGAGCGATGCCCAGATCGCCGAGGCAGTCATCAAGGTTCAGGTTTCCAGCTTACTCGACATGAAGGTTAAAAAGCCGGAAATCCGATCTGGAACCACCTATAACTATACCATTCCGTCATTTATCAAGTTCAAGTCGGGCGACCTCAACGACATGCTGGAAGAAATTCGGCAGTCTAAATTCATCGTCTCCAAGACCGGTAATATTCTAATGCCGAAGGCACTTGAGGACGCAAAAATATCGATTGGTGAGGGCGTCTACAGACTAGGCATCGGCGGGCTGCATAGCTCGGAACAGACGACATCCCATGTTGCTGACGACGAAACAATTCTGATAGATCGGGATGTGGCGAGTTATTATCCCGCGATCATCATTAATCAAGGTCTTCATCCCGCGCACATGGGATGGGCATTTCTGCGGGTCTACAAAAAGATCGTCGCACGCCGTCTGAAAGCGAAGGCGCGTGTTGCTGAGCTAAAAAAACAGATCGAAGACCTCAAAGTAAGTTTGAAGGAATTAGATTTTGGCTGAAACGTATCATAAACGCGGGGAGTTAATAGACGGTTATAGAGTGAGAGAACATCCTTGTTACAATGCGTGGTCTGGAATGAAACAAAGATGCATTAATGATAAGAACCCGTCATTTGAAAATTACGGGAACAGAGGAATTTCATATTGTTCAAGATGGGCGCATTTTAGAAATTTTGTTTTTGATATGGGGATACCTTCTTTTACCAACGCTTCAATTGATAGAATAGACAACAATAAAGGTTATTCTGCTGAAAATTGTAGATGGGCGACAAGAAATATTCAGGCATCTAATAGAAGGTTATTTAAGTCAAACAAATCTGGTTTTACGGGTGTTTCAAAAACTAGGTCCGATTCATTTCTCGCACGACACCAATGTGAATTGGGTAGATTCAATCTAGGGCGGTTTGAAAGTGCTGCGGAAGCTGCACAGGCAGTGACAAAGTTTTCCAAGTTGTTATTCGTTGACCCTGCCTCCGCTATGATGATGTGTGAGAGACGCGCCAGACTAGATTCAGCAACAGGAATCAGAGGTATCAGTTCGCACGCATCGGGGTTCATTGTTAGAAAAACACTCAACGGCGAGCGTATTTATTTAGGACACTCGACCACCCTAGCAGAAGCGGTGAAGATTTTATTGGTGGGTCAATCATGACAACAAGAGAAGAAATCTTGTTGAAAATATCAAATCTTGAGAAAGAACTTTCTGCCGAAAAATCACAAGCAGACGGTGGAAAAATTCAAATTAATGGAAGCTTTGGAAAATTTGGAAATCGATGGTCCACACTTTATTCGCCGCAGCTTTTGATTCAGGTGACTATCACCGGTCAGCTTGCGTTGCTGATGCTCATTGAGCGACTTCATGAGGCACGAATTCCGGTTGTCAGCGCCAACACAGACGGCGTGGTGATAAAATGTCCTAAGTCACTTCAACTGCGAATGGGAGACGTGGTGGCTGGTTGGGAAATTGACACTGGTTTTGAAACTGAGGCGACTCAATATTCTGCGCTCTACAGCCGAGATGTGAACAACTACGTTGCCGTTAAGCATGATGGCACGGCTAAGACCAAGGGCGCATATGCGGACCCAGGACTTTCAAAAAATCCGACAAATCAAATCTGCGTGGACGCGGTGATCGCAAAGATCACGAAGGGTGAGTCGATCTCCAAAACTATCCGAGAATGCACAGACATCAGGAAGTTCGTGACGATCCGCGCCGTCCGTGGTGGCGCGATCTGGGATGGTTTTTATCTTGGAAAAGCCGTCAGGTGGTATTATTCGAAAACATCAAACTCAGCCATTCATTACAAAATGCCGAACAAAACTGGAAACCACAACAAGGTTGCCAGAACGGACGGTTGTCGACCGTTGATGAACTTGCCTGACGCGTTGCCGAGCGACGTGGACTTTGCTTGGTATATTAGGGAAGCGAGGTCAATTCTTGAAGATATTGGCTATAATGGTGGTCTCTGATGCGCGAGTCTTACATAGTTTCAAAAGTCGTCGCGTTCGCTGAAAAACAAGGTTTCCTTCATAGAAAAGTCCTCTATGCCGGCCGAAAGGGCGCACCCGATGATTGGTTTTTTGGCGCTGGCGCTCGCCTTGAAATCATAGAGTTTAAGGCACCTGGAGAGCAGCCTGACGCTGTGCAAGAACGTGAAATAGCTCGCCTTCGGAAGCTTGGTTTCAACATTCACGTCGTTGATGATGTGGATAAAGGCATAAAGATATTCTTATGAGTCAGTTAGAGATCAAAAACCGTAAGTCACTTCGCAGAATTCAAAATTGGGGCGCTGAAAAGATTTACGATCAAGATATTGTCATCCTAGCTTGGGATATGGGTGCGGGAAAGACGGTTACAGTCCTCACGGCTTTGAGGGATTTGTTGGATGACTACAAAATCAACAAAGTGCTGATTGTCGCCCCGTTGTTGGTAGCCAAGGCAACATGGCCTGACGAGATAGAGGAATGGCGTCACACACGCGTTCTCGACTACACGCTAATCCGATCTGAGGACGACGATGAAGATAATATAAGATGCTTTGAAGCCGTTAAGTCGTTCGTCAGATTTACGGGATTTCCGGCTACAGCTGCTGGCGTTATAGCCAAGCAAACGCTTACGCAGCATCGCGACAAAAAGCGCCGAGCAATGGCAAACGATGACTCAGAGATTCACATCCTGAACAAAGAAGCTCTAGCTTGGTTGTGGGAGCACTTCAAAGAAGGAAAGACTTGGCCCTATGACATGATTGTGATCGACGAAGCCAGCATGTTGAAAAATGCCAAACGCAGAACAAAAACCAAAGGGATAACGCGGTTCGGAGTTCTAGCCAAGGCCAGAAAATATGCAAAACGAGCAGTGCTCATGACAGGCACACCGGCTCCGAAGGGTCTGCAAAATCTTTGGGGCTTGGCCTACATCGCGGATTTGGGAGATCGATTGGGAAGCAGCAAGCATCACTTTGAGCAGCGGTGGTTTGAGAAGGACTATATGGGTTACAATCTCACACCTAGGCCGCACGCGCACGATGAGATCATGGGGCGTCTTAAGGACATTATGTTCAGCCTCGCGCCAGAGGACTACGCCGAGCTTCCAGGTGTTGTGACCAACAAGATTGAAGTCGAGCTACCGCCACGGGTGATGGGTGAATATCGGAAATTTGAAAGGACGTTGGTTTCTCAAATTTATGACGTTGAGGCAGTCAGCCGAGGCGTTCTCACGAACAAACTTTTGCAGTTTTCAAACGGCAGCATGTATCAGGAGGACGGAAAAGACGTTTGGATTCACGACGAGAAGCTGGCAGCCCTCGAAGCGATTTCAGACGAAGCGATGGGTGATCCAATGCTCATCGCCTATAGTTTCAAATTCGATTTAGCGAGAATATTGAAGAGATTTCCGAAGGCAGAAATTTTCGGTCGTGGCGACGTTCGAAGAATGAAGCAGCGTTGGAACGACGGTTATATTACTCACATGATCGCTCACCCTGACTCAATTGGTCACGGTCAGAACGTTCAATTTGGTGGAAATATCTCTGTCTGGTATGGTCTCACTCATGATCTGGAACTATATTTGCAGTTCAACAAGCGCTTAGATCGACCCGGGCAAACAAGAGTGGTTTTCAATCATCACATCATTGCCAAAGACACACATGATGAAGACATTTTGCCGCTTTTGTCGGGGAGAAAAGTAACTCAAGACGCCGTTCTCGAGTCGACCGTCGTTAGGCTCGGTAGAATCAGGAATTAACCAACCTATTGACGCGGATACCTTTCATGGTTAAATGTCAACTTAATGTTGATATTTTAGAGGGTAAAATGCTCGATAATCCCCGAAAAATTTTGGATAAGGAATTTGCCAAACGCTTGAATATGGCATGTGACAGCAACCCACATTGTCCGCCACTTCACCAAGGCAGACTAACTTGGCTTCGGAACGAGTTAAAGAGGCAGATAGGCTCAAAAGTCAGCGTCTCGATCGAGACGGTTCGAAAGTGGTTTTCAGGCGATTCAAAACCACGAACTGACAAGCTCAGACACATTGCACAGTTGTTAAAGATTGACGAAGCTTGGTTGTCGCTCGGCACTATTCCTGAGCTTGAACTTGAGGAAAAGAAGGCCCGCGCTTTTTCAGTTGATGGAGCGGTCAGCGTCGTCATAGGCGTGCTACAAATGAACGGTGCAAATTGTGCAGTCCCAGAAACGGATCACACCACCGATCTCCACATGATATACAAGGGAAAGCACCGCTCGTTGATAGTGTCGTTGGGGCGGCAGGTGGAGGGAAAATTCAAATTTTCAGTCAAAAATGACTATTTCATGAGTGCCGTAATAGCGGTGGTTCAGTTAGGTTTCAGCAAGTTTGATCTTTATATTTTACCAACAGAAATGATCCGATCTGCGGGACGGCCAAAGGGTGGGTATATTGAGGTTCTGGCAGAGAAGTCGGGGCAGGATTTTAAGGTTGGCGATCAAACTCTGATTAAGTTGAAGTCTCCCACTCAAATAGCGTGATTTGTCATCTTTTAGTTGATTAAATTTCACCCATGTGGCAGTTCTCCATATTCAGTGGAGAACGATCTTGGTTGTCACTTATGGATCAGTTTGTAGCGGTATAGAAAGCGCGTCCATAGCTTGGGAACCTCTCGGCTGGCAACCACTATGGTTCTCCGAAATCGAGCCATTCCCTTGCGCAGTTCTCAAACAACATTGGCCCGATGTCGTCAATTTGGGAGATATGCGACTTCTGCCGAAGCTTGTCTTGAATGGTGAAATTGACGCTCCTGATATTCTTGTCGGCGGCACACCGTGCCAAGGATTTTCCGTTGCCGGCCGGCGTGGTGGTTTGAAAGACCCACGTGGTCAACTGACGTTATCTTATGTGGAGTTGGCAGATGCAATTGACCAAAAGCGAGAACAGCGCGGGGACGAGCCTTGTGTTATTGTCTGGGAGAATGTCCCGGGCGTTTTCAGTGATAAAGGAAACGCCTTTGGCCACTTCCTTGCGTCCCTTGTCGGCGAAATCGTCGCGCTGGAACCACCAGGGGGAAGATGGTCAAACGTTGGTTATGTGTCTGGACCCAAGAGATCAGCGGCGTGGATCGTCAAGGATGCCCAATATTTCGGAGTGGCCCAACGACGCCGCCGTGTGTTCGTTGTCGCAAGTGCTCGTGAGGGGTTCAACCCCGAAGAAGTATTGTTTGAGTTCGACGGCAGCCGTAGGGACGATGCACCGGAACGAACGCCGTGGCGCGAAGATGCCAGCACAATTGAAGGAAGCGTTGATGGAAGTGGCGGGACCATTGTGGCAGCAAGAATGGTCGGCTTTGGCGGTTATGTGGAAGACGATATTGCTTCAACATTGAAGTCACGAGATTACAAAGACGTCACAGACCTCATCGCATTCAACCAGTCTGGTTTTGCGCATTTTGTAGAGTCAGATGTCTGCTCCCCGATCCGATCAGGTAACGCAAATGGAGACGGTGACGCGAGGTCGAGCACGCTATTGGCAATAGCCATTCAGGAGCGTGCCAGCAGCACGAATATGAGCGCTGGGCCGCAGGGGAAAGGTTGGCAGGAGGATGTGAGCTACACGCTGGAATCCCGTCACTCGGTGCAGTCTGTAGCCTATGCTTTTAGGGATGAAATGACACCCAAGTTCTCTTACGAGGTCACACCAACTTTGTTGACGACAAGTCCAACAGGCGGCGGTCATCCGATGCCAGTAGCCTTCAATTCACGAGAAGACACAGTTGTCTATGGTGATGTGTCAGGGACGCTCGCGTCATCGAGTCCTCAAGCTCAGACGATTTATTTTGAGGGCGCTGGAAAATGGATAGTGCGCCGACTGATGCCTATTGAATGCGAGCGCCTCCAAGGATTTTCCGATCTACACACGTTAGTTTCATTTAAGGGGAAACTTGCTTTAGATAGTCCCCGCTATAAAGCGATTGGAAACAGCAAGGCTGTGCCGGTCGTTAGGTGGATTGGCCGTCGGATTCAACGAATGATGAGACAACTTGAGACAATAAAATACGGGAAACCGCCGTTTGAGATTTTATTTGAAAAATTGACTGACGTTGAAAGTTTTTGACGGTATTTTTGACGGTATTTTACAAAATAATCAACTTTTCACAATAAAATCAATGCTTATGGTGAATGTCGGGTGCGCCACCAAACTCAAACATGTTGTATCACTTTGTCCAAAACTAACAGAATTTAGTAATTTTTTCAGTGATTTCTCCTGATATTCAAACTATTTTGTAAAGCCAGTTCCCATACTGTCTCATTGCGTCTCAGAAAATTTACGGTATTGTTGGCGGTATCAGAAAATATCAATCAAAGTGATACCGTCATATGGCCTTAAATGACTTGCAGATTCGAAACATCAAACCGACTGGTAAACAGTTCAAGGTTCATGACGAGCGCGGGCTTTTTCTACGAATCAAACCCAATGGCTCCAAACTTTGGCAGATGGACTATCGATTTGCCGGTCTTCGAAAGACCATTTCATTCGGCGCATACCCGGAGCGAACGTTGGCTGAGGCCCGTGAAAAACGAGATCAGGCCCGCAAGCTAATCACCAACGACGTTGACCCTTTAGAACATAAAAAATCCAGCCGAGTTACCGTCGAAATGGGTGAAACTTTTGGCGATATTGCTGTTGAATATTTAGCTCAATGTGAGCGCGATCTGTCGCCAATAACCTACTTCAAATATGATTGGCTTCTTCGAAAATTGGCGAAGGCTCTGTGGAAAATTCCTATTGATGAAGTAACTTCAAAAGACATTCTTGGCATACTTTTGGCGGTGGAAAATTCCGGTCGCAGGGATACGGCAATCACGTTGCGCTCAAGAATTGGAGGTGTCTTCCGTTTCGCCATAGCGCGTCAGAGAGCCAAGTTTGATCCAACACAAGCGATTAAAAATGCTCTCAGGCCACCCAAGGTGAAGCACAGGGCTGCGCTTGTGGAAAGACGACCATTTGGCGGCTTACTAAGGTGTATAGACGAGTATGACGGTTGGCCGACATTGCGTCACGCTCTCAGGTTTGAAGCGCTTACTTTCCCTCGACCTGTTGAATTACGCAAGGCTGAATGGGTCGAATTCGACCTTGGTAATAAGGTCTGGCACATCCCGGAAGAGCGGATGAAGGTGCGTCGACCACACGATGTGCCTTTGTCTCGACAAGCCATTGACGTTCTATTGAATGTCAAGATCATCAGTGGCGCGGGTAGATTGGTGTTTCCGTCAATACGATCAGCTGACAAAATACTTTCTGAAAACGCGCTTAACTCTGCTCTTCGCCGAATGGGGTTCACCAAGGATGAAGCCACGGCGCATGGGTTCAGGTCGAGCGCGAGCACCATATTAAATCAAGCTGGCTACCGCAGTGAAGTCATAGAAATGCAGCTTGCACATATCGACCACAACGAAGTCAGGCGATCCTATAACCGTGCTCAATATTGGCCTGAGCGGGTGAAGATGATGCAGAGTTGGGCCGATCTCATTGATGAAATGAAAAAGCCAACCGCCGATTAAAGCGATTGGCATTGCAGAGGAGGAATGCTCATTTCGGGAGCATTTTTAGATTTTATCATTTCGACTTGATTGTCAACTAAAAAGTGAGTAATCAACCAATGAGACAATATGATATGGATTTAGACGATGCCAGTTTCTGTTGATGAAGACATAGTTCTGTTGAGCGTTCCAGACACACTAGCGCTTCTGCCGTTCCGCAGACCCACCCTTTATCGAAAAATTAGGTCAGGTGAGTTTCCTCAGCCAGGTAGGTTTGGGGGACGTGTCTTTTTCTCAAAGAAGGAAGTTCAGGACTACATTCGCCGAGTCTTCAATAATCGACCGAGCCGATCCGCAAAGATCATGGCTGACAACGAAGACCTGTTTGGTTGATATGGTGAAGCGTGAATTTGATGACATGGAAGATTACACGTTGCGCACCGCTGAGGTTCACTCGGTCGTTAGCGGTGTCACAATTCCTTGGTTGATGAAGGCGTTCCGAATGGGGCGCGGCACGATTGAGAAGAAGATGATTGGCTGTAAGTCAATTGGAACAGGCAAGCACAATACGCCAATCTACGATCTACCGGAAGCCGCTGCCTACCTTGTTACTCCGCGAATGGACGTTGAAAAATATTTGCAAGGAATCAAACCAGACCAGCTTCCTGAGCGCCTTCGTGAAAGTTACTGGAACGCGATGTTAAAGCGGCAGCGCTGGGAAGAGAAAGCACGCCACCTTTGGCGAGATGAGGACGTGTTGAATACCTTCTCAGAGATTTTCAAATTGGTGAGAACGTCGTTGCAGTTGCTGCCAGATCGAATTGACGAAGCCAACGGTATTGATGAACCTCAGCGTTTGGCAATCACCTTAGCCATTGATGAAGTGCAAGATGAAATGCACCGTGAGATAGTGCGTCGAAGCACGCTCAAGACGACACCAAGCCAGATTTCAGAGGTCTCGGACGAAGACGCCGAACCCGAAGACGACGATGATATTTTCGGATGACCATTCATTTTTCAAGCATAGAAGAAATGTTGTTCACGACGGCAGAAGCTGTCAGGCCACCAGAACGGCTGACCGTTTCTGAGGCTGCTGAGAAGTATCGCTACTTGAGAAACGAAGGTGCTTACATCGGCCCGTGGAAGAACGAAAAAGTTCCCTACATGGTCGAGCCTATGGACGTGCTCACCAGCACTGAATACACCGGCATGATTTATTGTGGACCTGCTCAGTCTGCAAAGACTGACAGTCTGATTCTAAACTGGATAACCCACTCCGCCAAATGTGACCCAGCTGATATGATGGTCATTTTGCCGTCGAAAAGCGCGGCCCGTGACTTCTCTATGCGAAGAATGGATCGCCTATTCCGCCACTCTCCGGAAGTTGGTTTGATGCTTATGTCAGGCCAACAGAACCAAAACACCTTTGACATGCGATTCTTGAGCGGCTGGTTGCTCACTCTGTCATGGCCGACGATCAACGAGCTTTCCGGCAAGCCTATACCGCGACTGATTCTAACCGACTATGACCGCATGGATGAGGACATTGGTGGGGAAGGTGACCCATACAGCCTTGCAGCCAAACGAGCCACAACCTTCAAGCGGTATGGAATGACTGCTGCTGAGTCTTCGCCGTCCTATGAGGTTGAGAACCCGCGCTGGCTCAAGAAAACACCACACGAAGCGCCGCCGACGCGGGGCATACTGGCAAAATACAATCAGGGTGACCGCCGCCGTTATTATTGGCGCTGTCCGAACCCGAAGTGCCGTCTAGCGTTTGAACCCGACTTCGATCTATTGAGCTACCCAAACTCGAAGGATCATCTTGAGGCCGCAGAAATGGCGACGATGGATTGTCCTCATTGCAGTTTCAGTATGACGCATGAGGCAGGGCCAGGACAGGCGGGGAAGAGCGAACTTAACTGCCTAGGTAAGTGGATCAAAGACGGGATGTTGTGGTTGCCTGATGGAACGGTCGCGGGAACGCCCTTTCGGTCTCAGATCGCTTCCTTCTGGCAAAAAGGCGTGACGGCTTCTTTCATGGACTGGAAGTCAATGGTTTTCAAATATCTCAAAGCAATTGAGGAATATGAGGCCACTGGCAGCTATCAGGCATGGAAGTCCACAGTAAACACAGACCAAGCCCATCCATTCGTGTCTCCTTCCATGCAGGGCAACAGGCTGCCGGAAGACCTCAAGTCGCGTGCTCTTGATATTGGTGAGAAGGTTGTTCCCGAAGGCGTCAGGTTCTTGATTTCTACGGTGGACGTTCAAGGCGGCGCGAACGCTGGTGCGTTTATAGTTCAAGTTCACGGATTTGGTGAAGGCGGGGATGTCACCATCATTGACCGGTTTTCCATTCGAAAGTCGACACGGTTGGATGAAGACGGGGAGCGCTATCTTCTATCGCCAGCCAGCTATGTTGAAGACTGGAAACTGTTGATTCCAGAAGTCATTGAGAAGACCTACCCGCTGGCGGACGGTTCTGGCCGGCATATGGCGATCAAAGCAGTTGGTAACGATCTTGGTGGCACTGATGGCGTCACGGCAAAAGCTTATGACTTCTGGCGTTGGCTTCGAGATCATCATCCAGGCGATCACCATCGCCGTTATCAGCTAATCAAGGGTGATCCGCTGGTTTCGTCTCCCCGCGCAAGAATCACTTATCCAGACACAGACAGAAAAGACCGCAGAGCGCTCGCACGCGGGGAAGTTCCGGTTTTGATGCTGAATTCAAATTTGTTGAAGGACCAAATTTCAGCTATGCTCGGTCGAACCATCCCAGCGGGCGGCATGGTCAATTTTCCAAACTGGTTACAAGACAGTTTTTATACTGAGTTGACAGTGGAGTCGCGAACTCAAAAGGGATGGGAGAACCCTAAGCGCCTACGCAACGAATCATGGGATTTACTATATTATGCTGTGGGTGTTTCAATTTCTCGTCACGCACGCATAGAGCAGATTGACTGGAACTCACCGCCAGATTGGGCAAAACCATGGAATTCAAATTCTCTTGTGTTCCTGCCTGAGACATCAAAACCGTTCGTTCCAGAGAAAAAACCATTCGATTTGTCGGCACTGTCGAAATTGGCGGAAGACCTTGCTTAAAATATCCACTATTAATTGATTAACCAAAATAAACGTGATACCTCGCCTTGAGATGTAGCGGATCAGGGCATTAATTCGTGGCAACCCAAGCAGACCTGACGGCAGCCGAAACGGCCTATCGCAACCTGATGACTGGTCAGGCGGTGAAGGTGCTTGTGGACCAAAACGGTGAGCGTGTTGAGTTCAAACCAGCCGACGCGTCAAAACTGGCTGCCTACATCTACGATCTCAAGTCACAATTGGGGATGGTGTTGGCAACCAGAGGCCCAATGAACGTGTGGCTCTGATGGCGCTGGATATTTCAAACGACCCAGAACTTGCGGAATTGTTTGGCGCGGCTCCGGGCCAAACATACCCACCCGCGCCTGTTGGAGTTCTCCCCGCTGGCGCGGGTGGCGTCAACGCTATGGTTGGAGGCGCTTATGATGGTGCTGACCGTTTTGATCGCCAAATCGCCATGTGGTCACCATCAACTGGCTCAGCTGATTCAGATATTTTACCGAACAAGTTGACGCTGGACTCACGCGCTCGCGATACATTTCGTAATGATGCGTATTTAGCTTCTGGCTCGAACATCCACAAAGACAACATTGTCGGCGGCATGTTCATGCTCAATTCCAAACCTGAGTATAAGTTGCTCGGTCTGGATGAAGTTTGGGCGCAAGAATATCAGGAAGAGGTTGAAACAAAATTCGGCCTGATCGCTGAAAGCCCCAATCATTGGCTCGACGCCAGCCGCATGAATACCTTCACGTCAATGATCCGCCTAGCGGTCGGCATTTACTCGATGTGCGGCGAAGTTGTCTCGACGGCGGAATGGATGGGGCGCACAGGTGGCCGGCCATGTGGCACAGCCATTCAGATGATTGATGTGGATCGCCTGTCCACTCCTCCTGAGTTCATGGACGACCGAGACGTTAGAGGTGGTATCCGCCGTGACTCTTACGGTGCTCCACAAGGTGCTTATTTCAGAAAGGCTCATCAGAGCGACTGGATGAACCCTGACGCCTTCGACTGGAAATACGTTTCCATGCGTAAGAAGTGGGGACGGATGCAGGTCATACACATCCTTGAGCAGTTTCGGCCAGATCAGTCACGCGGCATCGCTGAGATGGTATCGGCTCTGAAAGAGTCACGGATCACCAAAAAGTTCCGCGATGTCGTTCTTCAAAACGCCGTCGTGAACGCTACCTACGCTGCATCTATTGAATCTGATCTTCCGCCAGAAGCTGCGTTTCAGGCGCTTGGCGGCGGCAATGTCAGCGAAGACAGAATTGCAGCCGCGATAGCAACGTATGCTGGTGGATATCTATCTGCGATCAATGCTTATTCCGGCTCGTCCAAAAACATGCAGATCGACGGGGTTAAAATCCCGCATCTTTTTCCTGGAACCAAGCTGCAAATGCGGCCGGCAGGTAACGGCGGACCTCTTGGAACGGATTTTGAAAAGTCACTTCTGAGATACATCGCTTCTTCGTTGGGCATCTCTTACGAGCAGCTGTCCCGCGATTACAGCCAGACCAATTACTCTTCCGCTCGCGCCGCCATGACTGAGACATGGAAATACATGCAGTCGCGCAAGCGCATGGTGGCCGACCGCTTTGCGACCATGATTTACATGCTCTGGCTGGAAGAAGCCATTGAGAGCGGTGAGATCACGTCTCTGTCGAAACGTAAGGCTCCAAATTGGCGCGATCACATGATTGCCGAAGCCTACTCCTCTTGTGAGTGGATTGGGGCATCCCGTGGTCAGATTGACGAGTTGAAGGAAACTCAAGCCGCGATACTGCGCATCGAGCGAGGTCTCTCGACTTACGAAGACGAACTTGGCCGTTTGGGTAAGGATTTCAGAAAAGTTTTTGCTCAGAAGGCTCGTGAAAAGGCGCTTGCTGATTCCTACAAGTTGGAACTCAGCCCCGCGAGCAATCAGATGAATGCTTCCACGGGCGCGATCAGGGATAAGTCTCAGCCGCGTTCAGATTCAGAACTTCGCCAGTTCATAGAAACCATTGTGGAGGACATGAATGCTTGAGATGTTGTTGTCACGCTTCAAGTCCTCGGCCTCTTTCGTAGCGCCGGAATTTCAGGCTGAATTTCAAGCCGCTCTGGTCGCTTTGGCTGCGCATGTTGACGCGCCAAAGCTTCTTGAGGAACGCGCTGGAAGCGACGAAACGTTCTGGTATCCGGCTGACGATTGGCGCTCATACTACCGTCCATATGTGGTCAAGGATGGTATTCTGTATATTCCCGTCAAGGGCGCTTTGTTGAATGATTTTCCATGGCAGTTTGGCTCCTACGCCACCGGTTACATATACATTTGGAAAGCCTTTGAGCGCGGTATGGCGGATGAAGAAGTGAAGGGCATCGCCTTGATGCTTCACACGCCTGGCGGCGCAGTTGCAGAGAATTTTGACCTTGTTGACCGTATGTATGCCATGCGCGGAACCAAACCAGTTCGTGCGTTCGCACATGAATACGCATACTCTGCGGGTTATTCTATCGCTTCGGCGGCTGACCATATTGTGGTTTCAAGAACAGGTGGCGTCGGATCAATTGGCGTCGTCACGGCTCACGTTGATCTATCAAAAGCGATGGACAATTACGGCGCAAAAATCACTTTTATATTTGCTGGTAAACATAAAGTTGATGGCAATCCGTATCAGGAATTGCCCGATGATGTGAAGACTAGAATTCAAGCTCGGATTGACGAGCTTTATGCAGTGTTCGTCGCCACGGTGGCGCGAAATCGGAAGATGGATGAACAGGCTGTTCGGGAAACCGAAGCGCTCACGTTCACAGCTTCCGAAGCAGTGTCGAATGGGTTGGCCGATTCAGTCGGTTCACTTGACGATGCCATGGCCGCATTTGCGGCTGATCTCTCTAACCAAGGAACAGGAGACGAAGTTATGTCAGAGAAGAACACGGCAGTTGATCAGGCTGCCCTTGATACCGCTCGCGCCGAAGGTCACGCTGCCGGTAAGGCAGAAGGTCTTACTACCGGTAAAGTCGAAGGACTGAAAGAGGGCACTACCACTGAACGCACCCGAATTTCGGCAATCATCGCCAGTGATGTTGGAGCAAAGCGTCCTATTGCCGCGCTTGCGTCAGCACTTGATACAGACATGAGCGTTGAACAGGCCGCGACATTCCTCGCAAAGTTGCCGGAAGAGTCGCCGAAGGGGAAATCCAGTTCCTTCGAGAACCAGATGAACGACGGAGATCACCCGAACGTTGGTGCTGACGAAAGCGCTGGCGCGACTGGCGACGATTCCATCGCGGCCCGTGTCCTGAAAAATCAGGTCTCTGTGTCAGGGGCAATTCCGAAGAAGGCGTGAACCGCTGAACACCCAATGAGCTAACCGCCTACGGGCAAGAAAAAGGACTGTTGAAATGACCAATATTCCCTACACCGAGAACGGAATTGCCAAGTTTGAGGAAAGCTCCAGCTTTCAGCAGCTTGAACTTTTCAACGGCTCAATCCCGCAGATCGTCACCGAAGATTTCCTGGTCGCAGATAGCCTGACGCTGCTTGCGAACTCGGTTGTTGGCCTTGACGCGACGAACAAACTCGTGATGGCGAAGACCAGCGCAACGGCGGTTGTTCCGCTCGGCGTGACGCTTCACGCGATCACGACCGGCGTTGGCAATACTGACCGTGTGGCAATCTACCGTTCCGGCAATTTCAACCGCGATGCCTTGGTGTTTCATGCTGACTACAGCACGAACGCGCTCAAGGAAGCTGCCTTCCGTGGTTCACCGACACCGACGAACATCGTTGTTCGCGGGCGTCTGTAACCGTCGTTTGCAGCGGCGATAACCAAAACACAGGCATTCCTGAAAGGACGAAAAAATGGCCTTCGATAAATATGAATTGTGGAATACCCACACCCTTCTAGCGGTCATGCGCGAACAGGAACAGAAGTCGACCTACTGGCTTGACCTGCTGTTTCCGAACGTCATGACCTCGGAAGACGAATACGTCGACTTCGAGAAGATTCCGAGCACTGGCCGTAAACTGGCCCCATTCGTTGCGCCGATGGCAAACGGTCGTGCAATCTACACCGAAGGTTCGCGGGTTGGTCGCTTCAAGCCCGCCTACATCAAGGCGTCTGATCCTGTTTCACCAGGACGCGTTCTTACCAAGCGCCCCGGCTCGCTGCTGTCGCCTCAGAACGCATCTCCACAGGCCCGCTATGACGCGATCAAGGCGGACATCCTCGGTGTTCATCGTAGCGCTGTTGACCGCACTTGGGAGTGGCTTGCTGCTAAGGCTGCGATTGACGGCAAGGTGACAATCTCTGGCCCTGATTACCCAGATACTCTGGTTGATTTTGGCCGTGCTGCGGGTCACACTATTGTTCTCGGCGCGGGGGCACGTTGGGGAGACGCTGGCGTCAAGATCAAGCCTCTGCTCAGCGCGTGGTCAAATCTCATGCACTTGGCTGAATTTGGCGGTCGTCCAAATCGCATCACCATGGGTGTTGACGCATGGGCGGCGTTCGAAGCAGCGACGGAAGAAGGTGGCGAACTTCACAATCTTCTGCGCACTGACCTGCGTGGTGCGACTACAACTATTATCCGTGACATGATCGGCAACGATGAAGTCATGTATGCCGGCCGCATCGGAACCTTGGATGTCTACATCTACAACGACTATTACACGGTTGACGGCGTTGTCACACCGTTCATGTCGGCGAAGGACATCGTGCTCTCAAGCCCTGCCGTCAACGGCTATCGTTGCTTCGGCGCAATTATGGACATGAATGCACGATTCACGGCTCTTCCCGTGTTCACGCGCAACTACGTCACCACTGGTGATACCGCAGTCGAGCAAATCTTGACTCAGTCTTCGCCGCTAATGGTCCCGGTCAACACCAACGCCACTCTCAAGGCAACCGTGGTCGCCTAACTAGGCAACCACATGTTTACGGCCTCACCTATAAACGGTGAGGCCGAGTATACTGGTCGCGGATTACCGTGAACAGCCTTCAACAGGAGCCAACTATCATGGTCAAAGTGAAAGCAATTGGAACCGTTTATCATCGCGGTGGAGTCGCGTTTGACGGTCAGGAATTTGATCTAAGCCAAGAAGATTTCGATGATATTTCGAAGCTTCCGACGCCCGCCGTCGAAAAGATCGCTGCGTCGGCTGACGACGGAAAAGCGGGTAAGAAGTCTAAGAAGGACGACGACGCAGCAAAGAAGGCAGCCGATGATGCTGCGGCCAAACAGGCAGCCGATGATGAGGCAGCGAAGAAGTTAACTGACGAAGAAGCTGCGGCCAAACAGGCAGCCAATAAACTCAATGAGGAAGACGATCTCTGATGTTCGACTTCCGCGCAACCAAACGCGCAGCACGCCGGATACTCCATGATTTCTTGGCGTGTCCGGCAGTGTGTTTTTTTCTGCCTGACCCAACTACCGATCCAATAGTTATTACTGCCGCGCCAACAGTCAGAGTTCACGACCGCTGGCTTAGAAACGGTGACCTGAAAGGCACAAGTTTCAGCTATGCCGAGATGGCGGATGTGTCCCCGCGAATCATTTTCATGAAGGCCGAAGTTATTCCTATGCGCAATATGATCGTCTCACTTGAGGCAGGTCTTGCGTATCGAGTGGATAACGTTTTGCCTCACGACGATCTCACTATCACCGCCGAAGTTGTCAGATTGGAAGACAACGAGACTACCGGCTTTCCTGTGCCAGTGAGCGTGTAATGGCGCGGCGCGGTGATTATGTTGTGGTAGTAGAAGGTCTCGCGGACCCAAAAGAAATTCAACGACTCAAGCCAGCAATCCGCAAGTCAGCTTATCGCGCAATCAACTCAGGTGCAGATTTTGGCCGCGCTGAGTCCGTCCGCAAAATGCGCCGAGAGGTCAATTTCCCAAGCGGTTATCTGAATGGGCAGGACGCAAGATTGAACGTCACTCGCCGAGCAAGTTTCGACTCACTTGAGGCGGTCATCAGTGGTCGTCGACAACCTACATCGTTGGCGAGATTTGTCGTCGGCGCGACGAAACCAAAGAGTGGCGTCAATGTTTCAATCACGCCAGGTTCAACAAATCTGTTGAAGCGTGCGTTCATTATCAAGCTCAAGACCAACAATCTTGGTCTCGCAGTGCGAACCGAGCGCGGCGGCAAGCCGACCAATGCCTACAAGCCAAAAGAGTTGGGCGATGGGTTGTGGCTTCTTTACGGGCCGAGTGTGGATCAGGTATTTCAGAGCGTTCGAGAGGACGTTTCACCAACGATCAATGACCACGTTCGTCGTGAATTTGAAAGATTGATGGAGGTTGAAATTGCCTGATCCTCTGCGCCTAAAAATATTGAAAGCATTGACCGTCACGTTGGAAGAAGTGAGGCCGGTCAATGGCTATACGCACGATCTCCTGGGAAAGGTGTTTCGCGGGCGCACGCGTTACGGCAAAGAAGACCCTTTGCCTATGATTTCAATCCTCGAAGCGCCAATTCCCCTCGACCCAATCTTGTCACGGAACACCAACACTGATTCGTCTGGGATGTGGGAATTGCTGATTCAGGGCTTCATCAAGGACGATATAAAACACCCAACGGACCCGGCACATTTGCTCATGGCGGAAGTCAAGTCTGTCCTAGTCAAGCAGAAGAAAATTGATCGTGGTAACAACATTTTTGGAATGGCCGGACGCGTCGTTGAGATGTTCGTTGGGCAAGGGTCAGTGAGACCTTCCGATGAGGCATCCGACAAAGGATATTTCTGGCTTACGCTCTCTCTGCGCATCGCAGAAGACCTTGAGAATCCCTACAGCTGAGCTATGGAGTCACAATCAACTGTATGGTATGTGCAAAACGATAAAGTGATTTTGTCAATCTGAAAGGACGAATAAAATGGCCAAAAACTACACCCTCGGTCGTGGCGAAATTCACTTTTCGCGCTTCAAGACCGGCACTCAAGATCCGGAAGGTTTCCGCTATATCGGCAACTCGCCTGAGTTCAACATCACGGTCGACTCCAACTATCTTGACCATTATGACGCTGACCAGGGGATCAAGCAGAAGGACCAGTCGGTCCCGCTCGAAGTCAACCGCACGAGCACTTTCACGACCGACAACATTGATCCTGAAAATCTCGCCATTTTCTTCTTCGGCTCGGCGTCCAGCGTTGCCGTTGTCGCGGCTACTGTGACGGACGAGTCCATCACTGGCGTCATCAAGGGTCTTTCCTATCAGTTGGGCGTCACGGTTGGAAATCCGCAGGGCGCTCGCGCTCTGGACATTCACACGTTACCAACAACCAACGTCATAGTCACGAATTCGGCTGGCACGACAACCTATGTTGAAGGAACCGACTACACGATTGATATGACGCTTGGTCTTCTCACAATCGTGGCCTCCGGCGCTATTGTTTCAAACACGAATATCCTTGTTGACTACAAGGTAAAAACCTCCACTCGCGACCGCATCATCACCGGATCGACGCCCGTCGAAGGCGCGATCAAGTATATCTCGCGCAACCCTGTCGGCAGCAACTTTGATTGGCTCATGCCCTACGTGAAGCTTTCGCCGAATGGTGACTTTGCGCTCAAGGGTGATGATTGGCAGATCATTCCCTTCAACGTGGAAATCCTCAAGAAGGCCAACGCCGAGGCGATCTACGTTGATGGGCGCGGCTTGACTGCGTAATTACTAAACCACCACTGATAGGAGAACACAGTGGCCCTTGCTGACCTGAAACTACCTGAACACGAGATCAAGACCACGGGCGGCAGCTTTACCGTCCGTGGTCTGACGCTTCCCGATGTCGCCGAATTGTTTCGAGTTCATGCTACCAAGATGGAAATGCTCTTCCGTCAGTATGCTGGCAGCGAAGACAAGTCTGATGACGTGGTGAATGCCAGCGTCGATCTGCTTCAAGCCGCGCCTGAACTTGCGTGTGAGGTCATCGCCCTAGCTGCCGGTGAACCGAACATGGTTGCGAAGGTCGTCAAGCTTCCGTTCACTGTGCAGATCGAAGCCTTGGAAGCGATTGGTCGGATGACTTTTGACGCCGAGGGTGGACCAAAAAAAGTCATAGAGACAGTCATCAACGTAATGGCAGGTCTGACCGATCTGTCGAAAGACCTGCGAACTGCGCAGACTGGCTCAAAGGAATAAGGCGACAAGTTAGCTTATTGCTGGCTAATGGTCACCTTGACGCTCGATCATACCCAATTGGCATGGTCATTGTAGAGTCAGAATACGTTGTGGATCGGCTCAACAGTGACATGGCTAGTCGCTCTGTGCTTTTCCAAATGGCCGTCTCTTCTGTAATCAGTTCAAAAGCCAAGAAAAACTTTGACGCCGAGATCAAGAAATTGAACGGCGACTAGAACCTATTTCAACTGTATGGTAACAAATCACTTCAAACGTGATTTTGGCGATTTTGGAGGCGGATGAATGAAGGATGTAAAACTCGTCATCCGCGCCAAAGACGACGCTTCCAGAGCGATTGACGCCACCACTGCCGCACTACTCGAACTCAAGAACCTCCAAAACGCAATTACCAAATCTGCTGGTAAAACAGACACTGTGATTGGTCAGTTGACCGAGCAATACGGTCGTCTGAACAAAGAACTCTCGACCGTTTCAGCGATAGGAAAAGTCTCTCAGGAGTTCGATAAGGCGGCTTCATCCATTGGCCGGATGCAGGAAGAAACGCGATCTGCGGCGGAAGATTTTGCCAAATATGCGCGTGAGCTTGAACAAGCCGCAAACAAGACCGCTCGGTTGAAGGGTGAGCAGGAAGCCGCCTCTAAGTCACTTAAAGATCAGAAGGCTGTCATATCTGATCTTCGACGTGAACAGTCTGCCTCAACAAAAGAGATTAAGAAAGCTGAGGCTGCGCTAGCTAAGCTGCAAACGAAACTCTCGAAAGGCACGTCTTTACCATCTCCAAAGTTGGCTGCTGGCTCATTCGAAACATTTCTGAGAAGTGATGTTGAGAATGCAAAGCGCGCTGCTGATGATGTGTCAAAAGCACTCTCGAAGGAAGTTGCCGAACAAACACGTTTGTCTGAGTCTTCCCGCAATTTGGCGGTTGCGATCAAGGTCGCCGTGGACAATCAGAATAAGCTTCAACTGACCACAAACCGCTCGTCTGAGGTTCTGTCAAAAAGCAATGAATCGCTCAAGGCGGCTCGGTCTGAATATGGTAAGATTGAAGGTGCTGCCAAAGACGCAGGTCTCGCACTCTCGTCTTTGGCAGTAAGTGAGCAAAAGCTTTCCGAAGACACTAAGCTGCTTGATGCCGATCTAAAAAAGACCGCTACCACCTTACAAGCTTTACAGCGCTACTCGTCTGGTGGGGGAACATTTGCAGACCCAAAAACAGCGGCAGCGATTCGATCTCAGCGCGAAGAAATATCCAAGACAGAGGTAACTTGGCGTCTGTTGCAAGAAGAAGTTCGCCGCCTCGCCGCCGAGATGAAGGCTGCGGGTGGACCAACGCAAGAGCAAGCCGCCGCATTTAAGCAGTTGGTTGGCGCAAGCCGTCAAGCTAAGCAGGAATATCAGAGCCAGATCGCTACACTTGCCAAATTGCAGGGAAGCGCCAGAACCACGTTTGGAGAGTTTTCACGCGGATCAGCAGAACTCAGAAAATACATAACTGATTGGAAGAGGCTGAACGATCAGGCGTCCCAGACGCCAGCCAAGTTCAACGGACTCAAGTCACTTATTTCTCCGTTCTATGGCGAGTCACGCAAGGCTCTGTCCTTGTTGCAGCGTATTCGTGGTGAAGTGCTCGCGCTCACGTCGACCTACATTGGTCTTTACGGTGTCATTAACAACGCGTCCGCTGTCACTAAGGCTCAACAAACCTTGGACGCCTCGAAGAACCGGCTTGGCGCTGTGTTCAATCAGGATCAAGGTAAGACGGCTGACGAGCTTCGGTTCTTGCAGGGCGAAGCGGATCGCCTCGGCATTTCGTTCGGCACGTTGTCAGATCAATACACAAAGTTTCTTGTCGCCGCTGATGCTGCTGGTTTTACGCTGTCCAACACCCGTAAGATTTTCCTTTCAGTGGCCGAAGCTGGTCGCGTCAACGGACTGTCGAATGAGCAGCTGGAAGGCACGTTCAACGCCCTTCAACAGATCATATCCAAGGGTAAAATTCAGGCGGAAGAACTCAGAGGACAGTTGGGTGACCGACTTCCTGGCGCTGTTCAAATCCTCGCCAAGGCGCTAGGAGTCACGACCGGTGAACTTGAGAAGATGTTGGAGGCTGGCGATGTTAGCGCTACCCAGACGACGTTGCTCAAGTTTGCGAAGACGCTGGATGAAAAATTTGGTTCTCAGTTGCCGGCCGCTTTGCGCAACACGGCTGCCGAAATTGGCAGATTTCAAAACAACCTTTTCAATGCTCAGCTGCTCGTCGCAAAGGGTGGCTTCGTTGATGCTCTGAACAATGGCCTTCGTGAACTCGACAAGTTTTTCAAAAGTGAAGACGGGCGTTCTTTTTTCCTGAGCTTGGGCGCAGCGGCTGGAAACTTTATTGACGTTTTAGCTCTCGTTCCTGCCAACATCGGCTCAATCAGCACGATCATTCAAGGTCTTATAGCGCTCAAGCTGGCGTCCTATTTCCTGAACGTCGCTGAGTCGATGGGGATTACGCGAATTGGCGCAAAGGCGGCCGCTGACGCGCTGTTACAAACCAAGGTCCAAGCGGTTAGTTTTGCCTCGGCGTCAAAAGCGGTTGCGGGTGGAATCGGGGTATTCGGGAATAATCTGAAACTGTTGAAAGCAAATCTTCTTTCGACGGTTTCTACACTGACGCTTGCAAAGGTTGGAACGACAACGCTGAACGGCAGCTTCATTGTGCTGCGAGCAACGGCGGCGACATTAACCGCGACTATGCGCGGCCTCTGGACGGCTGTTGGCGGCTTCCCGGGCCTCATTATCAGCGCAGTGTCGTATCTGGCATTTGACCTACTTGGATCGCTGGCAACCAGTGTGGATGACACCACAACGGCGTTGGACGAACAATCTCGTATAATAGATGAAGTTGCCGCTGCTTATCGTCGCGCCAAGGGTGAGGCTGTTGACTACGCCAAGGAAGTAAAAGGCGCGACGACGATTGAACTTAAAGTCAAAATTGGAAAAGCCCAAGAGGAAATACAGGCGCTTCGTCAAAGTGTGGAGGCTCCTGTTGATGCACTCGGCGTCGATAAATTAGGAACTGTTAAAAAACTCCAAGAAGTAATTTCTGCATTCAAAGCGGGGACAATTTCAGCTGACGACTTCAAAAAAGAAATAAACTCAATTGCTGAGACTGACCCAAAGCTAAACACAAGGCTGGTCGTCGATCTGATAGCAGTTGCTGATAAGACCAAATCCGCCGAAGACAAATTCAAGACTTATGAAGCCGTTCTTGCCGTCGTTAGTGGAACCGCAACTGAGGCTCAAAAGTCGCTTCTTGGCTTGAAGGAAACCACTGCCGAAGTCGCTGATTCAATGGATGGCGGCAAGACGGCTTTGGATAGTTATACCTCTGCAATCGACAAGCTAAAAGCGAAGGTTCCAGAACTCGCCGTTGAGTTGAAGAAGCTCAAAGACCTTTCCGAGATTGATGCGGCATACAAGACTGCTGTCGAAAACGCCACGACGGTTGGCCAAGTTTACGCCGCCAATGCCGCCCGCACCCAAGCCGTCACAGCGGTCATGTCTGAGGCTGACACGAAAGTATTCCAAGAGATCGCGGCGAATACGAAGGTCACAAAAGACCTGTTCGACACGATTCACAAGGCTGAGAATTTCCGTCCGAAAGCCTACGACGACGGCTACGGAACTCAGACGATTGGCTTCGGCTCGACGCTTGTAAGCGGGCGTAAGGTTCAAGCCGGTGACACGATCACTCGTGACGACGCTATGCGTCAGGCCGTCAATGACATTGCCAAGATCGTCGCTCAGATTGAAGCCTTGGTCAAAGTTCCACTTGCTGACAATCAGCTAAAAGCACTCGTCTCATACGCCTACAATGCTGGCATAGGTTCTCTGGCAAGAGACGGTATTCTCAAGAAGCTCAATGCTGGTGACTACGGCGGCACAGCTGACGCGATACGAAACGGCGTAGTCACGTCCGGTGGCGTGTTCTCTCAAGCTTTGAAAAACCGGCGTGCTGACGAAGCCAACTTGTTTGCTTCCGGCAACGATAGCCCAGAAATTTTGAAATCAAAGCTTGAGGCCGAGCAAAAGATCACCGAGGAAAAACAGAAGCAATCAGAACTCACTCAGCAGACTATCTCGGATAGCGAGTTTGAACTTCAACAGGGTGAACTTATTGCGGCGGGTAAAGGTCGTCAGGCAGCAATTGAAGCAGCTATCCGTCAAGCTCGCCAGCAGAACAAAGACATTTCCTCGGAAGAGATTGCCAAGATAACGGAGATCACTGGAAAGCTCTACGATCAGAAAAACGCGACCAACGGGATCAAGGAAGCGGAAGAACGTGTCAACGAGCTTTACTTGCTGCGCCAGCAACTTATCGAAAATATTGAGTTCGCAAAATCAGCGGGAGACACGACGAAAGGATCAGCGCTGCAAACTCAGCTGGCAAGTGTCAATTCTGAGCTTGATGCAGCCGTCGCAAAGTCCATTCAACTATATCAGACCCTTGGTGGTCCTGGCGCTGATCTTGCCGTCGCAAAACTTGAGGCAATCAAGAATCAAGTCCAGCAGACCGGTGAAAAGAGCATCGTCACTGGCGATCAGATCAATCAGATGTTGGCTGGTGGATTGTCAAACGCCTTCGACCGTTTTGCTGAAGCCATAGCCAATGGTGAAAATACCATAGAATCGCTCAAGAATGCGTTTTTGCAGTTCGCTGCGGACTTCCTTCGTGAAATTGCTCAGATGATTATCAAACAAGCGATCCTGAACGCGTTACAGGGCGTCCTTGGGGGCGGCGGTGGTGGGATTGGTGGTATCATAGCCAACGGCATCAACGCGCTCATCAGACACGACGGGACGGTGAGTCACGGCACTACAGGCCCAACCCGCTCTGTCTCGGCTGCGCTCTTCACGAATGCTCTGCGCTACCACGGCGGCGGTATAGCTGGTCTCAAGCCAAGCGAAGTTCCGACGATCCTCAAAAAGGGTGAGGTCGTTGATCCTGGTGACGGCTCGATATTCAGCAAAGTCTTTGGCGGTGGCGGTGGAAATTCTCAGCCGAAGATCATCAACGCCTTTGACGCATCAAGCTTCTTGGATGAAGCGCTGTCGAGCAAAGTGGGAGAAAAGGCGATTCTCAATTTTGTGCGCGGCAACAGCGGTGCATTCAAAGCGGCGTTGGGCTGACCGATGGCTTTTGTCACTGACGCACGTCTATGGAGATTTCCCCCAAACTGGTCAAACGCCTTTGATCTTGAGTATGAATACAAGACTGACATCCTGATCTCGCGCTCAGGTAAAGAACAGCGTCACTCATTGAGACAGTCGCCAAGGAAGTCAGCTTCATTTTCATCGATGATCCACACCAAGACGCTGCAAGATTTCGTGCGCGAAATGTCAGCGGCGCAAGACGCCAAGTTCATTTTCCCAGAATACACGCGCTGGAAATTGACTTCAAACCAACTGAACATCGGCGCGAACACAATCACGCTACCTGTCGTCCCCGAATGGGTTTTCATCGGTGCGGTTGTGGTCATCCGAAAACAGGCAACATTAGACTTCTTTGAAGTCGCAAACGTCATCGACAACGATGTGGAGTTCACCACTACAGCCACTTCGATCTGGCCTGTCGGGTCGCTTGTTCATCCTGGCATTTATGGCTTTCTGACCAACGACATCGCGGCAAAGATTGCGACTGATAGAGTCGGCACTGTCGAAGTTAGATTCGATTTTGACCCTGGCGCTGAGCCGATCCCACTACCTCCAAGCACACCTGTTGTTTTCAACGGTCGTGAACTTTTCATGCAAAAACCAAATTGGGCAGACGCTCTGGTTCTAGGTTTCTCCAATGGAACTGAAACTCTTGATTATGGCTACGGAAGGATGGCTCGGCGAAATCCTGTTGCCTTTCAGACACGTCAGCAAAAAGCAAGCTACGTCGGAAAGACCAACGCTGAATCATTTCAGTTGATCGACTTCTTTGACAGGATGCAGGGCCGTCGGGATGAGTTTTACATGCCGACTTGGGAAGATGATCTCACGCCATTGGGCGGCCTCCTAACTGGCGTTGCGAGTATCACCGTCGAAGGTGAGCAAGCGGCTGTCGACTATCTGAATGATACTGTGAACAAAGCTATCGTGGTGTTTCTTGACGACGGCTCATATCTGCTGCGGAAAGTCCTCACCAACGGCATTGCCGTCTTGAGCGGAAACACGGTCATACCGATTGATACTGCGTGGGGCGACACAATTCCTTCCAGCCGCATCAAGCGTGTCAGCTGGTTGCCTGTGTGGCGTTTTGGCAGCGACAAATTGACGGTGCAGTGGCTGACAAACACGGTCTCGCAGTTCGCATTGACGTTTCAGACGCTTGAAGATTTGACTGGAGACTGAGATGAGTTTTGACGCACGCGAGAAGAGCCGTCGCAAGGGTGACCCAATAACGCTCTACAATTTCAGTGGAGGAACCGACAAAACGACATTTGCCGGTCGCTCGCTCGAACAGCTGCTGCAAAGCGTTACGATCATTCCGGGAACAACTGAGTTCGGATACGGGACGACACGCGTCGATAAGGTCACCATTCTCATTGACCCTGAAACGGAAGCGCCGATTCCAACAGACCCGACGCCGGAAAACTATCTGGCTGACCGCCATTCAACTGACTTCGTGAACTCGATCGAGGACTTGCTCCGTCGTGCGCCAAATCTGAAACACGTTTCTCTCGTCATTAGTTGGCACGGTGATGATCTGAGAATCGGGACGTGTCAGATACGTCCAAAAATGGAATATGCGGGGAAGGACACTATCCCTTATGAATGGTCAGTAGGGCCGGTCTACCGTGGAAACGCGGAACTTGTCTCCTATATCGCCGGAAAGCCGGCCGTCGGCGGTGCTCCATCGGATCGTTCAGTTTATGAAGCGATTGTTTTCCTCAAATCCAAGGGTTTGAAGGTCACCCTATATCCGTTCATCACGATGGACATTGAAGCTGGTAATTCTCTGCCAAACCCATACGGCGGCGCGTCTCAGCCTGAATATCCGTGGCGTGGTAGAATTACTTGCACGCCAGCAGCCGGTGAAGCCGGAACTGTTGACAAGACCGCAGCCGCCGCAACGCAAGTCGCAAATTTCTTCGGGACAACAACACCTGCTCATTTTGGCTGGAATTCAGGATTTAAGGAAGTAAATTATACCGGTCCAGCCAATGAATGGTCTTTCCGTCGTCACATTTTACACATCGCACAAATAGCACAGGCTGCCGGTGGCGTTGATGACTTCTTGATTGGTTCAGAGATGATCGGGATGACCACGATCCGCTCTGACGCCAGCACATATCCTGCTGTGGCGCGATTGAAAACGTTAGCAGCTGATGTGAGCGGGATGTTGGGTTCTGGCACCAGAATATCTTACGCCGCCGACTGGTCTGAGTTTCACTCTCATCGCCCTTCGGATGGCTCGAATGACGTATTCTTTCATCTCGACGACCTCTGGTCTGACACGAATATAGATTTCATTGGAATCGACAATTATTTGCCGCTGTCGGATTGGCGCAACGGCACAACACACTTGGACTATGTGGCGGGCTATCACTCAATCTACGACCGTCAATATCTCAAGACGGGCATCGAGGGTGGTGAGAACTACGACTGGTATTACACCAACGACGCGGCCAGAAATTCTCAGACGCGAACGCCAATAACAGATGGGTTAGGTAAGCCTTGGGTGTTTCGAAACAAGGACATCAGAAATTGGTGGTTGAACAGTCATTTTAATCGACCAGGTGGAACCGAATCAGGATCAGCCACAACTTGGTCTCCTGAGTCAAAGCCAATTGTTTTCACGGAAATTGGTTGCGGTGCAGTCGACAAAGGAACCAACCAGCCAAATAAGTTCATCGATCCAAAAAGCAGCGAAAGTTCCGCTCCCTATTATTCTTCTGGTCTTCGAGACGATCTCATCCAACGCGTGTTCCTCGAATCAAACTTGTCTTATTGGCGACCGCTGGACGGCGTGAACCCAACAAGCTCGGTTTACAGCGCTCCGATGATTGATTGGGGACGAATTTCTGTGTGGACGTGGGATGCGCGACCTCACCCGACGTTTCCGGAGCAAAGCGACTTTTGGGGCGATGCCGGAAACTGGTCGACTGGTCATTGGTTGAACGGTCGTTTGTTGCTCACTGATGCGACGATCACGTCAGACAACAAGTATCTCTACACTGACGCCGAGCGACCTGTTGAATGGAATGGCGACACTTATGAGCCAGTTCCGATCAGGCGGGGAAGTATCAACTCAACGGGTAATTCTGACAAAACGACGTTGGAGATTCAAACCTCAACAGAGATCGCGCTTGCTGAATTATTCCGCGTTTATCCGCCTTCAAACGTCGTGACACTCGTCGTCTTGCAGGGTCACTACACTGATGGTGAGTTCTTGGTTGTGTGGACAGGTAAGGTCGCGTCTGCCGGCCGATCTCACGGTGAGCTTTCGCTACAATGCGAACCCATCGCTACGTCGCTTCGTCGCCCTGGCCTTCGACGACACTATCAATATGGTTGCCCGCACGCGCTTTATGGGCCTCAGTGTAACGCTGATCTGAATGCTTCAACGATTACCGCGACGGTTGAATCAAAGACTACGACGACGATCACCCTGCCGGTTGGATGGATTTCCGTCGCACTCGCGCCGAAGCACATTGGCGGTATGGTGAAGTGGATAAATTCCAGCGGCGATGTTGTCATCAGGACGATCCTGAACGTCAACAGCGCACGCGTGCTCACACTGTCAGCCGCTATTCCAGAACTTCTGGTCGGTGATTCTATTCAGGTCGTCCTAGGCTGCAATCATCAAATGACCGACTGCCGTGATCTACACAACAACATTCACAATTTCGGTGGATGTCCTTGGATACCCTCGAAAAATCCACTTTCGCAAATCAACAATTTCTACTAAAATCCATAAAAGGTTGATTGATGGCTTGGTTTCTGGCACTGCTCATAGGACTCCTGTTGAACGTCGTCAGCTATTTGCTGATGCCGAAGGCCAAGACTTCAAAGCCGGAAGCCGCGAAGGACTTGGAAAGCCCCACAGCCGATGCCGGAAGACCTATTCCAGTCGTCTTTGGTGAGGTCAATGTGAAAGGTCTGAACGTGCTATGGTATGGCGAGAAGGCGAAGGAAACGATCAAGATCAGCCCATGATCTATATGACCGACATTCGCTTGGCTAACCATTGCTCAAGCGGAACCCGCAGGTGGTTTGATTCTCACGGTCTGGACTTTCGTGACTTCTTAAAGAACGGCATCCCAACCAAAAAACTCAGGTCTCTAAACGATGGCTTCGCTGACCGCGTTATCCAGTTGAAGGCTTTGCGCGGTGGGTAAGAAAAGTTCCAACAAAATTGAGGTCACGAAGTATCGAATGTCGATCCACACCGGCATTTGTCACGGACCTGTTGACGAGTTGATTTCGATCACGGTTGGAGAGAAACTGGCTTGGGAAGTGGGTGCTGCGTCAGCGGGAACTTACACGATTGACAAGCCAGAATTGTTCGGTGGTTTGAAGAAAGAAGGCGGTGTTGGTGGCGTCTTTGAGTTCTTCAAAGGTAATTATTTTCAGACGATGCCGGAGCGACTAGCTCAGCGCCTCGGCCTCACGACTGCAACTTCTCCCGCCTATCGAGGCATCGCCTCACTTTTCTTCACGGCATCAGGCGCGGGTGGATTTTATTGGGTCGCCAACAGCCCATATTTGCAAGCCGTTCAAAGTCGTGTGCGCAGAAAGCCCGTTGGCCTTTCAGAGGCGACCGCCGTTATCAATCAAACGCGTCCATCGGGCGCTATCGTCAAGGACGTAAATCCCGCTCACATCATCTATGAATGTCTCACCAACACAGATTGGGGAATGGGTGCGAGCGCAACTTCCATTGATCTCGTCTCTTTCACGACGGCTGCCCAAACACTATTCACGGAAGCGTTCGGCCTATCAATGATTTGGACAAAACAGACGAGCATCGAGGCGTTCGTTCAGGAAGTGCTAGACCATATTGAGGCCACCTTCTACATCAATCCACGCAATGGGCTGATGACCTTGAAGCTCATCCGTGGCGACTACACGGTAGGAACGTTGCGCCAGGTCAACCCAAACAACGCTGATTTGACAAATTTTCAAAGAAAGCTCTGGGGAGAGACGACCAATGAAGTCGTTGTAACATGGACAAACCCAGACAACGAAGAAGAAGAAACCGTCACCACACAAGACCTCGGAAATATCTCTGTTCAAGGTGGAATTGTCACAGATTCAAGAAACTATTACGGCGTGCGGAACGCCAGTTTGGCGACGAAACTCGGACATCGTGATCTCAGAGTCGTCTCTGCACCACTACAAACGTGTGAAGGTCGTCTCGACCGTAGCTTCTGGGATATTTTACCAGGCGAGGTCGTCTCAATCGTTTGGCCGGAAGAAGGCATGAACGGCGTGGTTATGCGTGTGGGGACCGTCGATTACGGTAAGCCCGGCGACCGTTATATTCGTGTGACGCTGATGGAGGATATTTTCTCACTTCCAACTGCCAATTACACTGAGCCAGTCGGGACAGCTTGGGTTGATACATCAGAGCATCCGCGAGCGGTTGATTTCTGGAATATTTTTACGCTGCCTTATTTCCTTTTGAAGGCACTGACTGAGCCTCAATATCTCGCTGAGGCGACTTACCCAACGGTCACGAGTGCGGTCCTTGCTGCGCAGATCAGCCTAGACACAAACGAGTTTGAGTTGATTGATGCTACGACCGACGAGCCGATTGGAACCCGCAGTATCGTCAACCGAGGGACACTATTCGCTGCGCTCATCGCAGAAGTAGTCAGTGTCAATGTTCGGATTTTCAATCCTTCTGACGGTGCTACCGTGCAAGTTGGTGACTTTTGTATCATTGGTCCACACGACGAATCCTTACATGAGTTTTGCTTGGTCGTCGGTGTAAGTGTCGTTGGTGGAAATCAGTTCGTCGATCTGCAACGCGGCTGCCTCGACACCATTCCTCATGCTTGGTCAGCCGGTGTGGAGGCGTGGTTCGTCAACGCCAACGACACCATTGATGACGACTCAGACCTTCAAGCGGGAATGACCGCAGAATATTGGATACTTCCACGAACGTCTTTTGGATTGCTCGACCGCGCCGATACTGACGTGAAGTCAGCTGTATTGACGGATCGCCCTTGGCTACCGACGCGACCGGCAAACGTTTCAGTGGAAGGTGTTTTCTTTGATGGATTAACACCTATTGACGCGAGGGCGTTGACTCAACTAAATGTGGATTGGTCAAATAGAAATAGATTGACTGAGGATTCTGTGATGCTCCCGTGGGATAGTCCTACGGTGACTGTCGAAGCTGGTCAAACAACGACGGTGGCCGTTTATGATTTGCTCGGAATTCTGATTACAGCGCATGACGGGTTGACCGGAACGAGTTTTATTCTGCCAAAAACTTCATTCGGAACGGCGGACTACGGCTTTGTCAAAGTCACTTCTAAACGCGCTGGTTTGGAGTCCTTACAAGGTCACAAAATATTGGTCTGGGCCGCTGACAATCTTGGCTACGGCTACAACTACGGCGAAGACTATGGAGGTCCGTAATGCCTGAACGCCAAGTGCCTGGCCTAGGACTTACCGCATTCTGGGATGCTGCTCAGGACGGATGGAACACAGGTATGGACGCCAACTTGCGTCTGTTGTCGGTGCTCTGCCAGGGGCGTGTCATCAGCCGCGTTACTGCGCTTCCCGGGTCGCCGACAAACGGTCAAATCTATATCGTCCCGTCAGGTGGTGATGCCAACAAGATTGCAGTTCGTGATAACGGGGCGTGGGTCTATTTGATTCCGGCTGAGGGCTGGATGATCTACGTCAACGACGAGAACGAGTTCGTCAAGTTTGACGGTGCTGCGTGGGTCATCTTTGGCAGTGGTGGCACACCAACGGAATTGCAGAACATGACCTATATTGGTCTTGGAACAACTGCTGATTCAACAAACCCTTTGTCTGTATTTCTGAACTCAGTTCTGTTTAACGCCAAGACGGCTGCATCAGGCGGCGATGGCGACATCCGTATCAAGCTCAACAAAGAAACAGCTGGCGACACAGCCTCATTCATATTCCAAGACGCGTTTTCCGGTCGCGCTGAATTCGGCTTGACTGGTGACGACGATTTCCATTTTAAGGTCAGCCCTGACGGAACGGTTTGGTCAGAAGCTCTGACGATCAACAGGACGACCGGTATTGTCACGCTGACCGCAAAGTCAATCTCAAATGCCTCTCTACGTGATAGCACAGCCACGTCGATTATTGGTCGCAGCGCTGGCACAGCTGGCGTTCCGGCCGACATAGCGGCGTCAGCAGACGGCCAGTTTCTTCAACGCTCTGGTGGAGCGCTCAGCTTTGCGGCTGCATCGGCTGGTTCAATTGTCAACACGCCAGCTGGCGGCATCGCAGCCACAACCGTTCAGGCCGCTATCAACGAGCTTGATACTGAGAAGTTCAACGCTGCTGGCGGCACGATTTCAGGCAACGTCACGGTGACTGGAAGCCTGACTCTCAACGGCTCAACGTTCGTCGTCAACGCCACCCAAGTCACTTACGACGACATCATCTTGGTCGTTGGTGGCGACACCGCTCCCGTATCCGACGACGCCAAGGACCGAGGAATTGAGTTCCGTTGGCACAACGGAACCGCAGCCAAGATCGGCTTCTTCGGTTTCGACCGTTCAACGCAGCGAATGGTCTTCATTCCTGACGCCACAGACACGGCGGACGTGATCTCTGGCACAGTAGGAAGCTTTGAAGGCAACTTAGTCGGCAACGCCGACTCGGCCACGACTGCTACAACCGTCAGCAACGACGCGATTACGAACGCGAAACTTGCGAACGTGGCCACGCAGACCATCAAGGGTCGCACGACCGCAGCGACTGGCGATCCAGAAGACCTGACCGGCACGCAGGTTACCGCGATGTTGGACAATTTCACAACGACGTTAAAAGGTCTTGTTCCGCTGTCTGGCGGCGGAACGACAAACTTCTTGCGTGCTGACGGAACATGGGCTGTTCCACCGTCTGGCGGCAGTGGCGAGATCAATACTGCGTCAAACGTTAACGTTGGCGGCGTCGGTGTCTTCAAACAGAAGACTGGCGTGAACCTCGAATATCGTGGGATAAACGCAGCATCAACGAAGATTGGAGTCGCTCTCGACGCGGGCAACAACGAAATTGACATTGATGTCAACGAAGCAAATCTGACGCTCGCAAATATTGGTGGCTCGATTGACTTGGGCGGCGCAAAGGCAAGTGGGGTTCTTGCAGCTGCCCGTTTCCCAGCTTTGACCGGCGACGTGACAACTGTTGCTGGTACGCTTGGCTCGACCGTCAGCAACGACGCGATTACGAACGCGAAACTTGCGAACGTGGCCACGCAGACCATCAAGGGTCGCACGACCGCAGCGACTGGCGATCCAGAAGACCTGACACCGGTTCAAGTCAAGACTATGCTTGCCGTCACTGGTGCAGACGTTGCAAACACGCCAGCTGGCGGCATCGCAGCCACAACCGTTCAGGCCGCTATCAACGAGCTTGATACTGAGAAGTTCAACGTCGCTGGCGGAACTATTTCTGGAAGTATGACGGTTACCGGTGATCTCACCGTCAACGGCTCAACGTTCGTCGTCAACGCCACCCAAGTCACTTACGACGACATCATCTTGGTCGTTGGTGGCGACACCGCTCCCGTATCCGACGACGCCAAGGACCGAGGAATTGAGTTCCGTTGGCACAACGGAACCGCAGCCAAGATCGGCTTCTTCGGTTTCGACCGTTCAACGCAGGAAATGATGTTTGTTCCTGACGCCACAGACACGGCGGACGTGATCTCTGGCACAGTAGGCGCAATCAGAGCCAACCTGAATGGTAATGCAGTTTCTTCGACTACAGCGGCGGCTTGGGCGACGGGCAGAACTGTCACCAATACAGGTGATGTGACCGGCGCTTCTGCTTCTTTTGACGGCTCTGCTAACCTGTCCTACGCGCTGACTATCGCCAATGACGCCGTGACAAACGTGAAGCTCGCCAACATGCTCACGGCGACCTTCAAGGGCCGCGCAACCGCTGGCACTGGTGACCCAGAAGATTTGAGCACAGCACAGGCCACAGCGTTGTTGAACGCATTCGTGGCATCTGGCGCGGGTGCTCTAAAAGGTCTTGTCCCTACTCCTCCTGGGACCGCAGGAACGGCAAAATTCCTTCGTGAAGACTCCACTTGGGCTGATCTTCAAAACCTCGCTCTCGTCGGCGTCAACACGACTGCTGACGCCACGAATAAATTGGCCGTTGCATCACCCTCATTGCTCTTCACAAACACTGGCGCTGGCGTCCAGGTTAAAGTCAACAAGGCTGCCACTGGCGATACCGCGAGCTTCCTATTCCAGAACAACTTCTCTGGTCGAGCCGAGATCGGCCTGACGGGGGATGACGATTTTCATTTCAAGGTATCGGCTGACGGTTCGGCGTTCTTTGAATCGCTGTGGATTTCTCGCGCCACTGGGCTTGTTACAATCAAAAACGGCTTCGTTATTGACCCACAAGCGGCTGATCCAACGACGCCGGTCAATGGGCAGATTTGGTATAACTCGACGTTAGGTTTGTTTCGCAAGAGAGAAAACGGAACGTCATCAAACTTGGATACCACGTCAGGCGGCGGGTTGGCTGACGGTGATAAAGGCGACATCATCGTGTCTGCTTCGGGCGCAACTTGGGAACTTGATGCACAAGCCCATCTTGGACGCATCTGCGCTCACGCCAATAATGTTTTCATGAATTAGGAGAATTCAGATGCCGGGTAACAACGCGCCTATCTATTCCAAAAGTGCAAATGTTTCTTGGAATACCGTCAACATGACTGCGGCAAACACAAACAAGGACGGCACAGGAGTCGTCGATCTTATCTGGACTGCTGACGTGACGAACGGCGGTTATCTTGATTCAATTTCTATTGTTCCAAAAGGAACAAACGTGGCTACTGTCATGCGCTTCTTCGTCAATAACGGTTCGACGAACACCGTCGCCGCTAACAACAGTCTTATTGACCATGTTGGTCTTCCTGCAAGCACGTTGAGCGAAGTGGCGGCAACCCCAAAAGCCGTGCTTAATGTGCAAAAAATCTTCCCGCTCGGCTACAGAATTTATGCGGTATTGGGAACTGCTGTCGCGGCTGGTTTTGGCGTTACTGCATACGGCGGAAATTACTGATGCGGCCGGCATTCAAACTTCCTGAGTTGGTTGGGTTTGACAAAAAGCCTGATCTTAAAATTGCTTATGAGAACTCAGCGGCAGACGCCATTTATCACTGTCTCTTAAACGGCAATCCCATCCCAGATTGGGCGCGGCGCGAAGTCACGATGAACTGGCCATTTCACTTGCCAAAAGAGAAACAAACCACACTATTCACGCCGCAGGGAAATTCAACAAATGCTTGGCAAGCGTGGCAAAAGCCATTGGGAACTAATCTTGTTGAGATTCTTACCATGGCTTCTGGCGGGGCGGGTGGTTTAGGATTTGCTGCGGCGGCTGCAAGCGCACGCGGCGGCGGCGGGGGTGGTGGTTCAGGTTCGATGTCACGCCTGATCGTTCCGGCTGACCTACTCCCAGAAACACTTTACGTTCAGCCGGGTATTCGTGGAATCGGGGCAGCTGGAACAACGAGCTACGTTTCATTGATGCCGCTAGTAACCACTCAAATTTTGCTGTGTATTGCTTTTGGCGGTGGCTTAGGTGGAACCGGAACAGCCGCAGCGGTTGGCGCGGCTGGTGCGGCTGGGGTCATTGCAACTGCGTCGACCTGCCCATACTCAACACTCGGCCTGTTCGTTTCGCTTTCGGGTCAAGCCGGTGGTGCTGGTGGTGCTATCGCTGGCGGCGCGGGGACAGCAGTTGCGTGGGGTGGCGTCGGAACTCTGAACAGCGGCGGCGCTGGTGGCGGCGGAACGACATCGGCTGACTTTGCTGGTGGCAACGTCGCTGGCTCAGGGTTTGTTCCAACAATAGTAGGTGGTTTGGCCGGATCAAATCCTGGTGGGGCGGGATTTGATCTCTTCGTTCCACCATCGTTCGCTGGCGGCGGCGGCGGCGGCTCGTCGAATGCGGGAACTGGTGGCGCAGGTGGTAACGCTGGCTACGGTTCTGGCGGCGGCGGTTCTGGCGCTGGGGTTGCCGCTGGAACGCGCTCGGAAGGTGGTGATGGTCTAATTTGGATCACTGCCATTAAATGAAATTGATAGAAAAAGTTGGCAAATCAACCATATGGTGGTAGCTACGGGCAACAATACGGAGGCACGGTTCTTATGGCGAAGAAAACAAATGTCTTTTCAGTTACATCGTCAGCGTGGACAGAAATATCCAGCGGACTCGCCAACGTCTTCGTCCAAGCTTCCAAAGTCGCGCCAGTCAGAATCGCTGTTGCTGAGGCATCGGGCGACCTGAGCACGTCTGACGGTCACATCATTGAGCGCAATCGAGAGGGCGGTATTCCGTTCTCCAATCTCGGCGCGACCCATAAAGTGTTTGCCCGTGCGTTTGGCGTCGACTCAGAAGTTACAGTCACGGCTTACTGATGTTTGAAAGAATGCTCATAGGTATCCGCTCAAAATTCATGCTGCGAAAGTCACTTCAATCTGGCGGTTCAAACCTGACGATGAACGGACTGACACTCCTACCGAATGAGTTTGTGACCTTCGCCGGAACACGCGTGATTATGGGATGACCTGATGGCTGAACAGAACATCACCACATTCACTGAAAAGACGGTTCTGGACGGCACTGAGCTTCTGCCAATTTTGTCAGACCCATCGGGCACGCCGACGCCGAATTCAGTCACAACACGCACTCTGGTTGACAAGGCTTTCAAAGCGCAGTCGCCAGCGCGGCAAACCATCGCGACACTCGTCGGCGACGAAGTTCTAACCGCCCGTAAATCTGACGGGACGGTCGCAGAATTCACAAGTCAGAAGTTGGTTGATCTCGTTTCACCAGTGAATGGAGATCAGCTTTACACGTTGAGTGGGGACGAGACCATCCGTGTGTCCGGCACGGATGGTCTCACGCATATTGTCGCCATGAAGGCTATTACACCTCACGCGGATCATACCAAGCCGCGACCGTTCTCAGGTCGTGTTCCTGTCTATCCAATTCGCGGCGTGCTTGATGTCATGTCTGACTCATCAGGCTACACAACAACCGTGCCGGCCGGCGGCGCAGTCACGAACATCACGGCTGACGACGCCTATGGCACGAAGCAATGGCGCATGGTGACCGGTAATCTCGGCATCGGTTCATTCGCTGTCGTGCGGCGTAACGATAACGGTCGTCCAATCAACACGACGGGACTTTGGGTTGGTGTTGACCTGATTTCCTCTGACCCTGACAAGATCAACGACATTCAGGTCTATCTGGGCAACACTGGTCTGACGGCGTTCTACAAGTGGAACAACATTCTTGGCAGTCAGTCGGTTCGACCGATTCAGTATGGCCGCAAGACGCGCATTTGCTTCCCTGTCGCTGTCTCAAACCTTGGGGCACTCGGTCACGCAAGCTCTGTAACGGGTTCACCAAACCTTGCGTCAATCAACGCTTGGCAGGTTCGGATTGATGACAAAGGTGCTGGCGCAGCTTACGTAACAATTGACCGGATATTCTTCTTCAAACCCACCATCGCCACGTCTGCTGTGTGCATGGACGACGGGTATCGTTCGTGGTGGGATTTGGGCAAACCGATCATGGACAAATATGGTATCAGGTCAACGATTTATGCCATTCGTCTCTATCATGACTCGTCTCAGTCTGGGTTTTCTCAACCTTCAAACCGTTTGACTGAGGCACAACTACAGACGTTCGTCGAGCAAGGCCACGAACTCGGCTTTCACATGACCGGCAACAACGCTAAGGAAGATTTCTCGCCTTTAGAAGTTCACAATGAGATTAAAGCGTTCAAGAAATGGGCGAAGAATCGCTTCGGGTTTGACGTTCTGTCTGGCGCATATCCTGGCGGTGAGCAGGGTTACTTTGTTGGACCTAACTATCCAGTTGGTCATCCTCAAGTCGGGCAGCCAAAACCTTTATGGGTATCAGGTGACGAGTTGAAGACCGTCAGAGATGTGTTCTCTGACCACTTCCCATTTTCACGAACAATCGCCCGCGTCTCACCAGAGAGCTATCCAGCTGCCGACAACTCACTTTTGAAGTGCTTCCTATACCAATATGGTGAAGGTGTGTCCTATACCACACCAGCAATAAATCAGAGTTACATCAACACGCTGGTCGCAACAGGCGGCGTTGGCGTCCATTCCTATCATGAACTGGTATCAGGAACTCCCGCCACGGGTGTGACGACGCAGTATAACATCGCTGACTTTGAGGCGAACATGGCTTACATTGCCTCTCAGATTAATGCTGGCGTCATGGAGAGTTTGACGTTACGTGAGGCGTTCGGTCGCGGCTTCTGACGATTCAAGTTTCTATTAGCCACGGAATCAACTATATGGTGATTCATCACTTATGTGGAGATCGCGTCATGAAGCTGCTTTGGAACTGGAAGCTCGTTCTTCTTCACGCTTGGAGCGTGAGATTGATGGTTCTTGCCGCAATCCTCTCAGGCGTGGAAGTGGCACTACCCCTCATTGATGGGTTGTTTGAAGTCCCTCGCGGCATTTTTGCAACACTGACGGCGGTCGTGACTATCGCGGCGTTCATTAGTCGTTTCGTTGTTCAAACCAACATTCCGGAGAAGTGAAATGGCTGTATCGCGGATGAAGCGCAACGCTGGTTTGGCAGCTGCCGCAATCGCACTGGTTGGTTCATTTGAAGGTCTGCGCACATACGCTTACCGTGACCCTATTGGTATTCCAACTGTGTGCTTCGGCGAAACCCGTGGCGTCAAGATGGGCGACAAGCATAGTGTGGCCGAGTGCAAGAATATGCTGGGGACGCGACTGATCGAGTTTGAAACCGGCATGACACGCTGCATGATCAATCCAGCAGCCGTCCCCAACGGCGCATATACTGCCTTCCTGTCATTCACATACAACGTCGGCACAGGCGCGTTCTGCAAGTCCACCCTAAACAAGAAACTCAATGCCGGTGATCTACGCGGCGCTTGCAACGAGCTTCTGAAATGGGACCGTGCGGGTGGCATCCGTTTGCCAGGTCTGACTAATCGCCGCCGCGCCGAACAGAAGCTGTGTCTGGGTGGCGTTTGATGATCGCGCTTGTCGTCAAAGCACTAAAGTCACTTTTGTCAGTCCTGATGACCGTTCTGCCAATCCCACTCGGCCTGATATTAGCAGCTGGATTGTGGATTCATTTCGACAAGAATTCAGCGATTCGCACAGCTGTTGACCAAGCTATTTTCAAACTTGTGGCAGGAGCGCAAATTGATGCCGCGAATTCCAAGATTGAAGCTGAAAAAACCTTGAGGCTTTTCGTCCAAGGCCAGCTGACCGAGCAGCGTCGTCAGACGGCGGAAATCCAGAAATCAAATCAATCGTTCGCCGAGCGGCTGTCAAAAGCTGAACTCGATCGAGAGAGCCTTTCCCAGGAGCTTGATGATGTTCTCACAAAACCGACGCCAGCTGGTTGCTCTGTTGATGATCGTCTCATTGAGCGGCTGCGCAGCAAATGAGACTCTGAGGAAAGCAGAGATAGAGAAGTCGAACGCAAATGCAGCATTTGATGCGCTTATTGTCGCCAAAGATGAATTGAATCAGGCGAAGCAATTTCCTGAACAACCGCCAGATTGCAAGAAGAATGAAAAGTCTGGCGTAAAACTAAATGACCGGCTTGACGCCGCTGTCATCAAATATGACCGCGCCCTCTCAGCCGCAAATGCACGAAGTTCAAGGTGCTCGGAGTGGTATGATGCAACACGCAACGGGATCGCTGCTGATGTCAGAAAATAACCTAAACACACTGTTCGAGGTCATTGGCGGTTTGAAGGAATCTGTCGACGGTATCAAGGACACTTTGGTTCGGCACGAGAAGCGCAGCGTTGACGACGCTCGTTTGGCCTCAGATCACAGAGCGGTCGTTCACCGTCGAATTGATGAAGTGTCTCGTGAGCTTGGAACAATTCACGGCGATATGAAGATGTTCAAGGAAGACCTCACAGACGCCAAGACCGTCACGGATGAAGTGAAACAGTGGAAGCAGCGCGGGGTAGGTGCTCTATTTGTCGCTGGCTTGACAGGAAGTGCATTCACGGCCGGCATTATCTATTTCTGGGAAGCGCTCTTGAAGACACTCAGACTCTAGCTTCAAGAGCGCTTCTCTATCACTGCATTGTAGCAACGCCGATTGCTGTTAGAAACCCAGCCTCGATACCATTTATTTTCTTCTTCGCCGACATGGCGTAGATCACCTGTGACAAGAGTAATGGGTTGTTGTCAGTCTTCATCTTGATTACCAGCTGAGACGCATACTCACGCCCCGTCGTGCAATCAGCAGCCCAATCTCCGGTATTGTTCACGCTCCAATAATCGCTGATCTTGTCTCCAAATTTAGAAATAAAGCCCAATTCGTTCTTCATGACGCCCTCATACTTCTTCTAGTTGCGTGTGGTGTAAACGGCTGTTTCAGTTAAATTTGTAACTATTTCTCAAGCCAAATCTTAACTAAAACGGTTAATTTCAGTCGGTATTTATGAAAAGTTGATAGAAATCGGCTGCAATGGTTGATTGAATATTACGGAAGCGGTTACGTATTGCTTGCGCGTAAGGAGCTTCCTTCTCAACCAAAATGCAGTTGAAGCCCTCATTGATACAGGCTTGAGCCGTCGTTCCTGAACCGCCAAACAGGTCCAGAACCGTGCCTCCTTTTGGTGTCACCAGACGACATAAGTGACTTATCAAAGCGACGGGCTTCACAGTCGGATGACCTGTTCCGGCGCGGTCTTCCTTCGACGCCTTCTTCGAGTAGATCACTGGGTCAGCATCTTGCGGGAAGCAGTTGAAATATCGTGCTGCGCTGCCGTCGTCAGTGCGGCGTTGACCAGGCTTCATCGCGAAATTGGTTGAACCAACATCATCATACCGGCGCTCGGCTGACTCTTCGTTGTCCCGTGTGCTCTTCTTCCCGCCACTGTTAGACTGAGGGAAGCACGCGAGCACTACATCGGACCCATCATGAGCAAGACCTGCCGGCCAACGTCCTTTCTCGCTCGGTATAACGACTCGACGGTTTTCCTCACGCGGGAAAATGTTGCCACCGTTCCCGCCGTTGATCGACTGACGCAGGTGCGGATTGTCAGCGAGGTTCCCGCCGTTCACAGTGATTGGTTCAACACGGCAGCCGTCAATGTTGATCGCGCCGACACCGTGTTTCATGACGTTGGCGTAGCCGGTCTTCTCAGAGAACGGTTTCTGCGCCATGTAGATCGGCTCGACGGCCGGCTTCTCGGCCTGTGTGCCGTAATACCAACCATCCCACTTTTTGGCTTCCTCTGAGGTTGCCTCAGTGATCTCTTGAATCATACGGTCGCCGTTACCCCGACCATAGCTGTCTCCGCGCATGTCTGGACCAACGTCCGGATGGCCCAATACTTTGCGGTTCACACCAAGCGCCTTATCAATTCCTCGTGAAACAGAATGAGCTTTGGGCATCCCTGAGCCGAACACCCACGTCTTGAACGGGTGCATGATGAAACCGGCTGTCTCCATGGCGCACGCTTGCCAGTGACCGGTTCTCGGCGACGAGAATGCCAGCACGTAAGCGCCGGGTAACAAGACCTGATAGACGAGCTTCCAGAATTCAGAGTCTTGAGTGATGCGTGTCCCGTCGTCATCGGCGGCATCCCACTTCTGACCCATGAAACCCTTCGACTGGCGCGTGAAGCGACCGTCAGTGCCATACTTGACAGCCGCGTAACCTTTCTTACCAAAGCGCTTGACGACGCTGTCAAGGAAATACGGTGGGTCAAACACAGCCGACTCAACCATTTCCCCGCGCTCGATCATAGCGACAAGAACGTCACGGCAATCAGCTTCATAGAAGGTCACACCACGCGCAATTAATTCAGGCCGCATCACAAATCTCCGTCGTGGCGCATGGCCCGTAAAATTGATTTCCGCATGGCCTGTTCAGGGTCATGATCGTGAATGATGCCGGTGCTCTCGAACGGCGCGAGCCTGACTTCACATGAATAGGGTCCACCCTCCGCACCGATTAGCGTGATGCTACGAATGTGTTTCTTTGACCTGAGTTCGCGCAAAAGCTCGGAGATGTTCATGATGCTGAGATGGTTGCGATAGCGATGTAGAGAACCGCCCAGATCATCCCGACCAATAAAAAAGCAGCGGTCACAAACAAGAGGAACGCGATTTGCTTCATCACGCCATTCCCAACGCGTGCATATACAAATCAAGGATCGTCTCTTCCTCTTGACGAGTTGCCTGATCCTTCTTGCGCAGCCGAACGATGGTTCGCGCCGCCTTCGTGTCAAACCCCACCCCTTTCATCTCAGCGTAGACTTCCTTGATGTCATCGCTGATAGTCTTCTTGTCTTCCTCAAGCAGTTCGATGCGCTCGATGAAGGCGCGCAGCTGACCAGCCGCAACCGTGCTTGAATTCTCGCCGCCCATCAGGTCACTATCATCTCGATCTGACATTGGTTGTCCCTTCACTGAATAGTTGATTCAACAGTCAAGCATTGCCTGACAAAGCTCGTTGTATGCGTCCATGAACATGCTTCTGGCGAGTTCAGGCATCCATCCGCCGATGTGGATTCCAAGAGGCTTTCCAGTGACACAGATATAGTCCTCAGTCGGGCGCATGAGCGCTGCCCATTCGTCGAAGATAATCCGGTCATCCACGTCCTTGATGAGATCATTCATGATAAACGGAAGCTCGAACCGCTCCATAAACAAACGGCTGATCTGGTCGTCCTTACCACGGAAGTAGCTCATTCCGACTTGATGCTTGATGGGTCTGCAAACGTCGCCAATCACATATTCTGGACCGTCATGAAGCAGCGCAACCATCATCACGACCACATCGTCATGACTGAATTTTGCGGTCGCGCCGATGAGGTTTCTGATCTGCCGCTTGACCTGGCGGAAGACGTAAACGCTGTGCTCGGCTACTGAATAGAATTTGTTCGTCGCGCCGTTGTAACGGCAGATCATGGAAAGATGATGCGCCACGTCATCAATGACGATCATCTCGGCCGTCGGATTGATGAGGTCAAACTTGACGCCGCTACGGGTCATCATCCAATTCGTGCTCATGCCCTGATCCTCGGTTTTGAAATTTCAGTTCCGCGCTTGCGATGGTGACTGCAATAAGGTGAGCCTTCGTCTGACTGGTGACTGCAAAAGGCGTGTGGCTCCATCCTGGCAGCTTCTCCAACAGGCCATTTACAGGTCTTCTCAGTCAGATCGACGAGCGATAGGGCCAATATGTTGCGGTCATATTCTTCAGCGCTGACCTGAAAAACTACAATCTCCGTCGAAGGTGGCGCTGGCTGTTTCGTGGCGCTGTGGTTTCTGAAACCGCGATGAGCCAATGGGCGAAGACCGTCTGTAATTACAGCGAGTTTTACTTCTCGCGTTTTTGTTGAACCAGGTGGTTTCTTTGCGCAAAACCCAATAGCCGCTAAAGTTTTGTTTCTCGCAACGATCCCAATGATCGCGTTTCGAGTGGTCTCACGTCCTGCTGCATTGATCCTGGCTGCAATTCTGGACGCGCTTTGACCTTCACGCAGCAGCACTGCTATCTGGTCAATTTCGTCCTGCTGCCAGGCTTTGGCGGAAATTCTTTGCATAAGTGATTACTCAACATTTAGTTGATTATTAAGATGTGGAAATTGAGGAGTCAAGCTGACATAGAGCTTCAATAAAAGTTGATTGAGAAAGTTCTGATCTGGTTTGCGTCCACATCTGCAACGCCATAAAGACGGCTTCTTCCTTTCCCATTGCCAAACCGTGATAAATGAGCAACGAACTCATTGACACTAGATTGATGGGTTTACTTTGAAGCTGAGAACATAACGTCGCAGATCGCTGTATGAGCGCGTAGGCGCGATGCCAGTGAATTGATCCGCCTCCAGTCACAAAGTAGCAAAGTTCGATCAGCGCCAGTGATTCCCATACCGGCCAATTGTTGTGAAAAGCGAAGTGGCTGGCTGCGTCGAGTAGTTCTTCCTGAGAGCGGAAGGCGTTCTTGGCAGCGAAGATTTCGTGATCCACTTTAGCCGTGCTGGCGAACGGATGAGCTTGTTTGATACGCTCGCGCTGGTCATAGAGATCATCAAGGTTGTCGTTCATGTTGGATAACCTTCTGCCTTCATCTCTTCAATTATTCGACTGCCACGATGGGTGAGCGTCAAAGTCCATTTGTTGTGAACGATTTCCTCTTGAACCAAACACAAGGACACTAGACCGGCAACCATCCTGAGCGACACGAACGCGTTGCCCAAACGGCTGTTGTAACCAAGTTCAAACTTAAACAACTTCGTGTTGGCGATCTGGACAAGTGTTCGTCTTTCCGCTCCCGTCATCCCAGCTGCTGTGACACGCTTGACGAGACTCAATTTCCTTGTTCCGGCAAGCATGTGCTGCTGCCATAAAATCCATGATTTCAGATCGAAGCAAAAATCTGTTTTCAGTTGTGCTGGCGGGATGATGATTATGAAGCCCGTGACGAAGTATCTTGCCGCATATTTGCACAACCTCTCCCGCCTCTTCCATGAGCATGGCAATACGCTCAGCAGAGGCCGGTGATAGTTTATTAAAATGCTTCTCGGTCATTTCTGTCGTTCCTCAAGTCTCTTATTGCGTTCAACACGCCGAGCGCGTTTCTGCTCAGCAGCTGACATTGCGGCAGCGTGGTCCCTAACTGGTGGAACAAATATTGTTGCTTTACGCGTCTGGCGTTTAGAGCATTTTTCCCGCTGTCCAATGTCATCCACTCGACGTGAGAAGGAGTGAGCACTGCCCATCACCAATGCCGCCATTGCAGCTGCAAACTTCCCAAACTGACTCATTACAATTCCTCGATGTCAAGCTTGTCGCGGATACCATCATAGTCCCAGACCTTCATGCGGATGATCACGAAGCCCATGTCGCGCTTGCTTTCATCAATCCGCGAAGCTTCAAAGGCCGAACGCAATTGGTCATGCAGGTTGACGCGTTTCTTCTTTTCGCCCTGCTCAATGTGCTTGCGGGTTACGCGCTCGCGGCCGGCGGATTTTGCTGCCTCAGAGGCTGCTGTGAGCGTTTCTACAGCTGCTTGGCTGTTTCCCGCCTTGGTGGCGACCTCGGCAGCCAGCGTGGCGGATACCTGGCCGCTGCGCACCATTGCTTTCAGTTCTTCGGGCTGCGCTTGTAGCGTCAACAGCTGGGTTATCCAATTTTGACTTTTTCCAGCCTTGGCGGCGATGTCCTTTTCGCTCCAACCGAGGTCGATCAGTTTCTTGAAGACCTTGCCTTGCTCGAAGGGTGACTGGCCCAAGTTCCTTGTGTAGGATGCAGCGTATTCCGTCGAGCTTGGGTGAACACAGAACTGGAAACCGCAAGGTCTCAAGCTCGACTGGTGATGCGAGCAAGGGCTTCATGGTCATTCCTGATATTCAACTTTCTATTGATATATCCCGTAAAACATGATTATCTGTCTGTCAACAAAAAGTTGATTATCCGCTCAAGAAAATTCATTTGGTAAAATGGCAAATCAAAATTTCAGATTCGTCCAAACGAATTCGTTTTTCAGAGTTAGTGTGATGTTATATTGTTACAATCACAGAGCTTGTAACCTACCTCAATTCGTGAGACGTTTTGAGGTAGCATGAGACTGATTGTGGTTTGACACAATTTGATACAACATGAGAAAATTAGTTGGAGGATAAAATGAACGGATGGGATAGAGACGAGAATGCCTATCAGCCCAACATCGGAATAGGCGGACGAATTGTGCTCTTGTTGATCGTGGGATTAATTTTTGTCAGTTCGTTTGGATGGGTGTTTGTTTGTTTAGAGGTCGACGCGCATCTGCTGACAGACTTTCAAGATCGAAGTAGCTTTATCCTGGTTGCTGCCAATATCACCGACAATGAAGCGACCTTGAGAGAACACACCATAGTATGGCGACATTCCTACGTATCCGCCAAAACTGTTTCTCGCGTTGACCAATCCGCAGATCACCACAACTCCATCCAAATCCTTTGATGCCGACATTGCGCCGAAACGTGCGCTATCTGGGTCTTTCAGACCTGCAAGCACAGCCGATTGAACTGTGCCTTTTTCAACTGCTGACAATGAATAGGCTGAGCCAGTCTTTAAGGGTGGTGTTGAGACTCTGGTTGAGCAGTTGCTCAGCGCGAGAACAGCCAACAAGGACAAATATACTGGCCTCACATCAATTACTCCAAACCGACTGGTTGCAGATTAACGTGTAGGAGTTAAGGAATTTAACCAAAAAGGTTGCGCTTTCACTTTGAATTTTTGGACGGCATTGATCACCAAAGTAGTTGAAAATTTGGACGGGACGACTCGCCTAAGTAGTGAGTGAACTCAGAAATTTTGGCCGCATATCTGAGCGTTTCAGATGTTAAACGAGCACAGTCGAAATTCAAAACGATTTACCCTCAAACCTATTTCTGAAATGGTAATGTAATAACGTAACAATTACATTTTATTGACAATCCGCCCATGACTCACGCCTATAGAAGCGTAGTCGCTAGGTCTGCCTTCACGCGGTTTGGTTGGGTTCAACTCTCAGCGGATGCTTCATATCCTGCCAGATCATGCGCGTTACCAGCCCGCACAAGAGGGCGTTCGCCGGTCAAACAAAAACCCGCCTAAGCTGGTAATTGTGCCTCTCAGCGTGAGCCTTGCTCTTACCATGGGGTTAGGCCAAATTGGCGACCGTCCAGTCGCGTCCTTCGAAGCGGCTCTATCGACTGGACGCGGGTTAATACGCTGATTCTCAGGCAAACAAAAACCCGCCTAAGCGGGTAATTGCGTGAAGTGCGTTGGATTAGGATCAATTAGGTTTTGCGTCCAATTCCTTGAGCTTCAAACCCCATTTGGTCAAATCATCAAATAGCTCGGCTTTCCGTTTCTCCAGCGGATCAATCTGCGCTTGAAGCCGGTTAATGTCAGCTTGTCGTTCGGCAATGACGAGTCGAATGTCTTCTTTGTCCATGCGGTTCATGACGTTTAACCTTCAATCCCAATCACTCACCAAATCCTTGCTGGTGAGCTCACCATCAAAATAACAATATTGCGCCTGGTCGTATCCGTTGGCGTCTGAACCAATCAAATAGATTGACCTTGGCCACAAATCATCATCCGGTATTTCACGGCTCATTTTTGACGCCTTCCGGCGTGTCGACTGCAAAGAAAGCCCGGGTTTTAATTCGAGTGTTACCGTTCCAATTGGTGCTTTTTCATACTCAATGCGAAACTTGTGCATGATTTTAACCCTCAATTCAACAGCGGCTTAAGCGCGGCCGTCACGATGATCAACAGAATAATGAAGCCGAAACTGGCGTCATTGGCCAGTGCTTGCACGATTGCAATGAAACCGAAAATCCACAATAGCGGGGACAGTTTCACCATGATTAAAGAATCTGCCAAACTTCATAACCGGCTTCCCGAATTCTGCGCTCCCATTCATAACCAGGACGTGAATCTAGCGCCGCTTTGAAGGCGTCAATGTGAGCCTGATATTCGGGCGGAATGACAGCTGTAATCGCGGCAACAGCGGATTCACATGCAGCGCTTTGCTTGTTGTAACCGTAGCCACCCGCGTATGATCGCACCATTGTCGCACCTGAAACGTGAAAATAACAGTATATCCTTCCCGCCCCGTCGGCTGGAAACTTGAATGCAACAGTGGCGACCTTTTGGCCGTCCTTCACAATCACATATCCAGCCGAGTGTAGGAATGATTTATGGTAAAGATCATAGATGTTCGTTCTCATAATTGAGTCCTCACTGATAAGTTGATTGTTGAATATAGATCGGGACGGCTTGTTTCCAAAGAACGGGCAAATGATGTTGCCGCCATTTCCTTTTCGAGCTTGTTCAACTCAGCACGCTTCATTGCCAGATCATCACAAACTTCTTGCCCAACTTCTAGGCAATATTTGTAGTCGCCAATGAAACCCCAACAGGATTCCGCGTGGTCATCATCCAGCGTTGACAAGATGTAACCGTAAACTTCGCCGTCAAGAATTGACTGAACAATTGAGCAATCCGCATCGTCGCAAACATTACCAGCGTAAGCCGTGAACTCGGCTTCACGCCAAACACAATATATACGGCTGGAGTCGTTTGTGCGCATCAGCTTAACGCGCAAATCCCATAAGCCGAGGTGCTTCAAAATCCCGAAATACCGTGACTCTTCGCTCTTATAGAAGCGCCGGAATTCATCCGGATAGCACTCATTTTGGACGCCAAAACGCTTTGCCGTTTTGACTAGCTCGAAGTTGTTTTCGGCGCATAAACCCGCCAAAATGTCAGCACGCTTACCCTGGTCAAGAGCGCGGATTGTGTCGGCGCTTGGACATTCGTCCATGGCGTCATAAAGGACGCTGGAGCGTCCATACCGCTCAAAACTGATAACCGCCATTGGGCTGAAAAGATGATCAGAGATTGGCCGATATTCATCATCGACAACAACTTTACAAGTCACGTCAGAATTCTCGTAAGTCTCTACAACGTCATAATTAGACATAGCTGCATTCTCTTTAGATGTTGATTTTATTGACCTGGTGCGAAATAGAAGCGGAAATATTCCGCCTTGTGAGATTGGCCGGCCGTCTCAGCTGCGCGGGCTATTTCTTCCCATGACATATCCGGCTTGTTCTCGAATTCACCCGTCAATCCGCGCAACCAATAGTCGCCAACGTCGGTAATGGGATTTTCAAGAAACACGCTGCAATTGTCACAATTTTGTGGATAGTCAGCTTCGCCGCCACCTTCCGAATATGGACCTTGCGGGAACGTGTCAGAGTCGCCATCATCCTCAATACCGCTGCATTCACAGGAAAGCAGAAGATCATCCGCGCAATCTTCGCAGTATAGCGCTGCTTTGAACATGTAAGCTTTCATGACGTTTGGTCCTTAAGCTCAGACTTAAATTCAATAATCGCCTCTCTTTTTGTGTAGAAAAAATATTGACGGGTGAACAAATAACCATTGATCACAGTGGAAATCCGCCAAGCACCTTGTGAAGTCTTTTCAATAGTCATGATGCGTGTCTCCAAAAAGGTCCAGCGTTTGCGGACAAAGAGGAAGCGGCGCGACGTAGCCAGGATCATTGAATTTCAAATCCTGCACAAGCAATTCGCGCCGCTCGCAACGCTTTTGCTCATATACTTTCCAATCGACGGCGCTTTCCCATTCTTGTGACAATCCATCTGGATAGTCCTGATAGATGTTCATTTCCAAGTCTTTAGGATCGTCACCAGCTTGTGTCATGACAATCTCAATGACGGCTAAAAGCAACGTTCCAACTTCGTTATGATCCCATTGCCGCAAAGGCTTGCGAAGGAATTCCGAAACTTCATTTGAGTAGGATGAAATGAAGCCGTCATAAGACGTGAAGCGACCTTTGATAGTGTCGCGCAACACGTCATGATCGTTCGCCATGGAAATAGCAAAAAGCCGCTTCACGTCGGCAAGGCTGATTTTGCAGAAAATTCTATCAGTGCTGAAATTGTATTCACGCGGCGAGTCCAGCACTTCAAACTTCAAGGATTTCAAATCAAGCTGGTATTCGTCTTTCAACTGATATCGGAACACGTCGACGTAACCCTTGGCGACGGCAACACTTGCTGCCTGATAGTTCGTCACGTCAAACAGGATTTTATGTAGAGTTGACTCGTCAAGGCGTAATTCGACTGGTTGCTTCATTTCGTCGGAATAGTCGTTTGACTCGTCAAGCTCCCATTCCACATGACGGTTAGCGTTTTCGTCTAGTTCTGAATCCCATATTGAACCGTAAAAGCCGGAAAACGGGATTGTTGTTTCAAGGATGATAGGCTTGGACATTGTTGAATTCTCACTAAAAAGTTGAATTATAGGTCAAAAGCAACAACGCGGACAGTGTTGATTACCGCTGAAATACTTTATTGCCTCATTCCAGATTTCACGATGCACGTCGTCAGGTAGACGTTCTGACTCGTCAATTTCATCGTCGACGTCTATGCTGATTTCAACGGTCTCAGAAACACGGTCCCCATAGGACTCATGGTCAATGAAACCGAAATAGGTATCGTCAACTGACTCGTATTCCCATTCACCATTGCGGTCTATAAACTCGTTAAGTGCATCATCTTTTCCATCTTTGGCGATAAACAGATTCTGCAAACCATGTGCGAACGATGATGCTTGAACGCTGCATAGGTGAGTAGTTTCGCCTTTCATCACAAGATACAACCCGAAAGCTTTCTCAGTGTGCGGGGGAAGCTCACCATAGAATTCAGTCTCATTGTTGGCGAAAGTGAAAAATTCCCGTGTAACTGTTGTCATGATCATTCCCTCAAATCAGTTCCACACGCTCAGCCCAAAGCCAAGCTGCATTCCACAAGTCACAATCCTCTTGTGACGGTATGACGTTCTCGCGTCCTTTGACCTTCCGGAAAGCGTCGGCCATGAACACGTTAGCATCGCAGAAATCGTTTGCGCTAAGATTGGGCTTAGCGAGCTTCATAACTTCAAACTTCTCAGAACCTAGATAGTTCAAAAGCAAGTTGGCGAACTCGAACGCGATAGCCTGAATCTCAGCAATACCGTTCAATGTGAAAGATGAATCATTCCCCACAAAAGTATGCAGAACGTTCCGATAGAGATCGCCGCGCCAATCGTTGAAAGCAGGTCCGGTAAGCTCATTCTGCATTACCCCATAATAGTGGATTAGAGCCTCAGCTAGGCTGTCTGTTGTGCAACATGTCTCAGGGTAGCAACATGTCTCAGGGTAGCGAGAGAGTATGAACCGTCCTTGCGCGTCATCATTGTTGTCAACAGCGCGTAAGTCAGGGTTCTTGTGCTGACACCATAGAATCCAGCCTTTATTATCTCCACCTATGGGCAAGAGAGCGGGTGAGCCGTCATTGTGCCACGATGAGTCAGTGAAGCCGTGAAGCACGGGCAGAATATAGTCAAAGTCTGGAAACTCAGTGCGATAGGTCATGATGTGTGAGCCTTCCTGTAGAGCGCGACCAGTGCAGCGCCAGCGGACGTCGACGCGACTGTAACTAACTTAGCCTTCACCCGCTCACGGATGATTGCGCGTATTAGGGCGTCCACATCGAAGCTTAATAGGGGTTGATTGCTAGTCATTATGTGAGTCCTTGTGTCTGTTTACACCCTACATTCTATAGGTGATTTGTCAACAAATAGTTGATTTTATTATCGGTTATTTGAAAGAAAAGTGACTTCATTTGAGGGTGAGCGGATAGCCGTGTTGACGGGTGGCAGGGTGTATATGTGGCCTATGTTGAGCCGTGCATCACACCACCAGGGTGATACGTATTGAGACTTAATGAGACGCCGTTAGTCAGCGTCATACATCATAACATTAGCAGAGACTTAGTGAGCCTGTATGAGACGGCTTCACTGTGTGCGGGTGGCTCCGGGTCCTTCCCAGCGTTTGTTCC